ATGAAAAATTTCGCAAGGAATGCAGCAGTTTCACTTATCGTCCTCAGCGCTCTGTCCGCATGCAATTCAGAGCAATCAGAACAACAAAGTAGTGCGATGAAGATGGTGGAAGCCTCTACTGACGCACCTCAGAGTACGCCCGATTCAACTTCTAGCATGGAAGATGCTCGCAACGGAATTGAACGGCAGAATCTTGGTGGCCGTGCATTTACTGTCGTTGACTTTGGATCAGCCCCCGAGGGAGATGCTCAAACAGTCGTCGATGGACTGAAAGAGTCTGCACTAGCAGGCAACGCGAAGGCTTCCTATGGGATCTACCTCAAGATTCGAGAGTGCGCCTCGATGATGAAAACCTTTGAAACCAAAGGCGCATCATCCATAAATTCCAAAAAGTACGAAAACTGCAAGAATCTCTCTGCGGAAAACTTCTCATCAGCTTCCGAATGGCTTGAAAGAGCAGCAAGCCAAGGCAACCTAGGCGCACAGCTCCTTTATGTAGCCGACCCCGAAGCGGTTCTAGGCAACCAAGCCGATATGCTCCGCAACCCTGAGAAGACCCAGCAGTACAAGGAATCGGCAGTCAACTATTTACGCAACGCGGCGAACCGAGGAAGCGTCGATGCTTTGCTTTCCCTGGGCAACGCCTATCAAGTAGGAACTCTAGTGGATTCGGATGCAGCCACTAGCTACGCGTATTACCAAACTGTCGAGCGAATCGCTCCCGACTACGCACCTCAAACACGCATGGAGGCTCTAAGGAAAGAACTCACCCCGCAGCAAATTTCACTATCAAGGACAAAGAGCATGGAGATCTTCAATGAGTGCTGCAGTTCAAAGTAGTCCTCGGCATCGCCGAGTTGTCGCAATCATAGCAACCCTTTCACTCTTGCTTATTTTTTCGTATCTGCACGCCTTTGAAAGGGGGCCGCTGTACTGCAATAGCGGCTGCCCCATCCAAGCACCGGTGATTGACGCAAAAACTAAAGATTTTCTTGAAAAAGAAATGGCCCCAATCGATGGCTGGGTTCCGATGTGGATGTTCCTCACCGGGACAACCTATATGGTCTGCAACTCAACCCATTGCGCTACCTATCGTCAAACGTTCTCGGGGGAATACATCACTGATGAACGAATTCCGATTACCTCCAGCGTTGGCCGCGAGGGTGGCGGCGTTGGCTCGGGGAGTGGACATGGCAGCGGTCAGGGAGTAGGCAGAGGTGGCGGAGCCGATATTGGCGGCGGCAGCTACGGCGGTGGTGGAAGAACGGGCACCGTAACGGTAGGCCCCACCGGACCGCTTCCAAAGCTACCTAAGGGCTCACAAGAAATTTAGTGCAGTGGAGCCACGGGCGGCCTTGCTAGGCCGCCTTTCTATGCAGCTTCAGTCTTTTGTCCGGCGCCAGCAAAAACAACCTTCCCAGCATTCCTGCCAAAAAAATAGTTATCTATGAATCTCGCCATTTTCTGTACGGTGATCGCCTTTATAGCTGGAGTCGTTGGGGCAACACCTCGGAAGGCTTCCTTCATGGGCGCAGTGGTAGCGTTCGTCTCTGGCTTCACTGCATTCAGTGTTGAGAATGGATTCCCGGACTGGTTCGGACTCTACCGCGTCTCGGTCTTCGCGCTGCTGTTTGCTCTGCCCGCTGCAATCATGTCATTCACTGTCGCCAAACTTAAGCGGCAGGCCTGATCTCTAGAGAGGAGGTGCGCCGGTCATCCTTACCAGCCTCTGATAGGCGGCGGTGATCTGGGCGGAATAGCACATGGCGCCATCTGGCCCCAGCAGCCGTTGAGGAGGCGTGACGGCAGTGACGCCCCCGCAGGGGCGTCTCGCAACGGATCTCTGACGATCAGATTAGAGCCAGATGTAACCCAATACCTGATCAAGCAGCGGGTACTTGACGTTCTCGCAATTGAAGTCCGTCGTATCGAAAAGATCAGCCCAATTGTTGGGCTTTAGCCCACCACGGTGGCAGCGATAGAGCGGAACGGTTCCCGGCAACTGCGTGGCGGCAATATAGCCCGTAATTGGCATGCCGTTGGTCGTCTTCATATGGCCTTCGCAGTTTGGGTCTCGCGAAGAGAAGCTATCCAACCAGTTGTTCTGCAAACACGCATAGATGGTAACGCTGCCTTCAAAGGGGTAGTACGACACAAAACCAAGAACTCCCTGCCGGGTGCCTGGATGCCTCGAACCAGCGTGAGTAATGGGCCGAGCCGAGAACGTGTCTTCCCTGTTCTTCCAGCGCTCCAGCTCCACCAGCAGAACACCTGCCGGAAGATCAGCCGCTTGCGCATTCGCCTCGGCTAGGACTCTTGGCGTAGCTCCCACGTAATCGACTTCCTGCGCGGAAGCGTTCCATGCGAGCGAGCCAGCAAGAATGGCCGACATCAAAATCGTCTTCTTCACATCTACTCCTTAGAGAATGGACGTACAGATTTCCAGCGGGCGTCGTGCCCGCAGGTTGATTCTAGGACAGGAAAATTTTCGCGACCGAGACATAGGTCGAAACCAGCGTGCAAAGAAGGCAAATCCGCCTTCGCTGTGGTCAATAGAGAAATCACCTCTAGCCAAACCCAAGCGGCACCTCGGTCAGGTCCACGATGAAGATCGTGGCGAAGTTGCTGTCGGCCGCCGCTGGCCATGGAGATCAACAGGGTAGCCGCGTGTTGAACATGCCGCCGAATAACCACGAGGACCTGCTGCAGCAGGTCGCCTAACATTCGCGCGCAGAAAACCCGAATGGTTCTCCGTAAGGACCGGGACAGTCCGACGCGATACCCTCTGCCTTGTTCGCAGCACAACACAGGGAGAGAGTCATGCGCGTACTGATCACCACAGCTTTCATCGCGACAATGCTTGCCGCAGGCTGCACGACCGCACCAGGTGTGATCCACGGCCGCACAGTTGAACTGCACCAAGAAACCGCCACCGATGGCGAGACGCTGGATGCGTTCGTTGTCAGAATCGCCCCGCGTGCACTGCAGGCGTCGAAGACCGCCCGTGCCACGGTTTGCGGCCAGGTCGAACAGGTCGCTGGTCGGCATACGATCCAACTGAAGACTGACGGCTACGTGAGCGATTGTGGGTTGCCGCAGTCCGGCCTTCCATACCTTCTGGTGAATGGCACCGCCGTAGACGCCAGAGAGAACTACTTCTCGCTGGCCAACCGTGACCGTCCCGGCTATCTGGTAACGCCGTGGTCGGTCAAGTATCAGGATGCAACCGGGGTGCGGACCGTCAGTAGTTTCTGACGTCCGCAACCATGCCGATTGCCTGATAGGACCCGTAGAACGCAGGCGGCGGCATTGGGGATGGCGTGGGTGTTTCGTAGGCGTTCCGATAGATGTCGAAGCCTTGGGTTTCGACTGCACCAGCGACGGTGCGAAATCCCACCATCTTGGTAAACACGTACCTCGTCCAGAACTGCGGCCCACCACCTGCACCGATGTAAGTGACTGCGGTAAACACACTCACGTTCGAAAGCGCCACGCAGAAGCCGTCTGCCTGCGGCATTGGATGGGTGCTGGCCTGTGTGCTGTTGGCCATAGCGATCACGCGCAGGTATTTGTAGCGGGAGTCGAACACCACCCGGTTGTTGGCCGGGTTCCGGACACGCATCCCCCGTGTGGTGTTGAACTGCATCTGTGCCACGTCAGTGGTATCGAACACCCAGTAGCTGACCGTCACAACAGGGGTGTTGGCTATGATCTTCCACGTGTATGTGCCGCCCGAGCTCGTTCTAGACAGCAGGCCGACAAAGTTCGAGTCGCAGCGGATTGCCAGAACAGGATTGTTGCAACCCGCGACGGTGATAGTTGCTATCCCGCACTCATTGAGTCCCGGCGTCGAGCCGGCAACCACCGTGGTCACCGCCCCCGACGTTTTCAGCGCAAGGTTCTCGTAGCTCGGGTCGATCTGGACCAGCGAATCTACCGTGCTTCGAATGCGGACGCCTCGCACCATTTCAATACCTCCCGTAGGACAGGATTCCATCGATCGGCGTGATTGGAATCTGGCCGACAGAACCGCTATAGGTCCAAGAAATCACGTCCCCGGCCCCAGCAGATTGACTGAACGTCGGTGAGCAGTTCCCGTCATTGGATGGGGCGAAGAAGAAGAATGCTGGATTGGACCCACTGCTGGGCACGGTGATTGAACCAGAGGCACCACCAGTGATCGAAACCCGCCCGATGATCCGGGGCAGCCTGGTGGTTATGTCCACCAGGATCTGCCCCGTGCCGGGGTCTCGCTGTCGAAACCCTCTTGCCATCAGCTCAGCTCCCCGATCTCGATGAAGTTGACGCCCGTCTGGTTGTCGGTCATGCGATAGCCATAGGTCGGGTGCTCGTTGATGGTGAAACCGTCGCCCCGAACAACGCGACCACCGTCCTTGTTGATCTCCCAGCGCGGAAGCCCGCCGCCATTCACCGACGACGACGCAATCTGGTTCCCGATCATCGCGTTGGTGATCCAGCCGGTGCCGATCAATGCCTGACTGATGAAGGTCTGCCCGCCCTGAATCACGAAGGGTGAGGTGACATTCCCGTTCACCAGGTTGATCACCGCGAAACGACCCACGTCGAAGAGGACCTGGCTCTGGTAGCTGCCGTCCGGCTGCTGTTCGACGCCCAGCCCCATGCCGGCGGCGTAGATTCTTCCGTCAGCGGTGACTTGGGCTCGCAGCGTGTAGGTCGCACTGATCCGCCCGTCCACATCAACAATGGCTTGGGATGTGGCCTGTACGGACGCCTGAGTTTCGCCAACGCTCGCCTCAACTGTTTCCTGCCGCCGCGCCAAGGAATAGTCGCCCTCTGCAATGACCGTCTGGATGGTGAGCGTTCCAGCGAACACCGTGGCGTCACCTGCACCCCAGTCACTGTCACCGGCAGCCTGCACATCGAGCTGCGCGAACAGGCCGTCGGTCTTCTGGCCAATGGCCTGCAGGCCGGTCTCCGGGTCGTTGACCTGCAGTTCAAGGGTGCTCACCCTGCCGGCCACCGCACCAGCCTGCGCGACCGCATCGCCCACGTCCTTCCACTTCGTGCCCGGCGGCTCCTCATTGCCAGGCGCGTTGTCGTTCCACAGCCAGATCTTGCCGTTGTGGATCACGGTCTGGCCGGGCTCGTAAGTGGCACCCGCCTCCCAGATCAGTGGCACGATCTGGTCGATGCTTTCAATCTTGGCCAGCAGGTCTTGGCCCAACGCGCTCTCGCTGATCTTCCCCGAGAAGTACGCGTCGTAGTCCGACTGGTTGGTGCTGGCCTCGCCCATCACACCAGTACCCGTCGGATACCAAGGCCCGATGTTGCCGCTCTTGTCCACCAGGCGGCCCCAGAAGTAGAACCGCGCACCGGCGGCCAGGCCGTCCAGCTGGTAGCGGTTCTGCGGGTAGGCGAAGTCTGCGAACTTCGTGGCGTTCTCGCGATTCGGGCCAGTGCTGCGCCAGATCTCGGTCCGCTCGGTATCGGTGGCACCAGGCGGGAAGCCCCAAGCCAGCTGGATGCCGAACACCACCGGCGTGGCCGTCAGCGAGGTCAGCGCCGGCGGCGGCTCGGTCTTGCCCTTGATGTCCGTGAGCATGCTCAGCGTCGGCTGCGAAACCGCGTTGAGCGCATTGACCGCGCGCACCCTGGCCAGGTAGTTGCCGGCATAGATGCCCCGCACCTCGCAGCTGGTGGTCCCTACCCTGCCCGCACGTACCCAGTTCAGGTCGTCCCGGCGCCACTCCACGTCATAGGCGATGGCCTTGTCGGCCACATCCCATTCAATGGTCAGCACCGGTGTGGCGATGCCCTGGTCGATCACCACATGGGACGACATGCGCACGTTGGCCGGCGGCGGCTGCACGCTCGGCGGAATGACGCTGATCGGCGGCGGCTCCAGACGCGTGCCGTCATCGATGGCAGCGAACTTGTCCGGCCGGTGCTGCAGCGCAGTGATGCGGTAGGTCAGGCCCTCTTCCTCGGCGATACCCAGCACACGAAACTGCTGCAGCACCAGGTCGGTCGACTCTGTCGCCCAGATCGACTGCGACACCGGCACCGCGCTCCACGGCGCCGAGACGGTCACCACGCGCGTAGTCGGGTTGATCCCATTGATGGTCCGCGCTTCGGTCTTGCCAGTCGGCAGCGTGGCGCGCAGGAGGTCGCCAACGTCCATGGTCGGCGGCACCACGTCCAGCGTTAGGCTGTTGGCAGTGGCGGCGCTGACGCGACCGGAATTCCGGCGGCCTGCGCGATTGGCGTCAGCCACCTGAATCACGTCGCCCGGCATGCAGTTCAGCGCGTCCAGGCCCACCGCGAAGGTGACCGTCTCCGTCTCCAGGTTCTCGCTGTAGAGGATGTGGTTGCCCACCCGCTGCGCCTGCGACTTCGAATGGCAGCCCAGCGCGGTGACCTCAATCTGGTTCACTCCATAGCGGGCGATCCCGTCGAGCAGCTGCACCGGCTCAACTTTCTGCCTGCCGAAGTCATCCGGGTCCGTCCAGGACACCAAGGCCACGGTGTGACGGACCTTGCGAGCACTTCCCTCGTAGGTGAACCGGCCATCGACCACATTGGCCTGGCTGTAGGTGTAGACCGGGTCCTTCGGCATGTCCGCCGAGGCCATCACCTGGCCAGCGGCATAGAAGCTGATGCCCCGGAACATGCTGGCCATGTCCTGCAGGACCTTGTACGCATCAGCTCTGGTCTGCAGGTACAGGCTGCAGGTGAAGCGCGGCTCCTGCCCACCCATACCATCGCTGACCAGCTGATCGCAGTACTGCGCGATCTCGTACAGCCGCCACTTGTCCACCCAAGCCAGCGGGATCCGATTGCCGAGGCCGAAACGGTCGTTGGTGACAATGTCGAAGAACACCCAGGCCGGGTTGTTTGTCCATGCCGCCTTGAAGGTGCCGTCCCAGATGCCGCTGTAGGAACGCGTGCGCGGGTCGTAGTTGCTCGGCACGCGAATGATGCGCCCCCAAATCTGGAACGCACGCGAGGGGACGTTCTGGAAGGCGCTAGCGTCTACCTGCACCGCTGCCAGGGCACAGTTGGGATACCGCAGCTTGGCGTCGATGATCTCGGTCAGCGACTGGACCATGACGATGTCGGCGACGGTCGAGCTGTTCGCGTTTGGCGTCAGGCGGCGCACACGCACCTGCCATTGGGTGCCGGCTGGCAGATCAATGCGGTGGCTGCGCTGGTACTCGCTGGTGGTCTTGCCGCGGAACGCGTTGGTGAGCACGGTGCTGAAGGCGCCGCCATTCACCGACAGATCGATCGCATACTCGATCGCGTAGCCTTCGGTATCACCGTTTTCCGTGTTCTGCCGCTGCAGCGCAGGAACGCTGAATCGAATACGCACGGCAGACAGGTCAGCGCCAGAGACCGTGCGGACCACAGGCGCGTTGCTGGGCAGCTCTACGCCGACCGTGACCTCGTTCTCGACCGATGGGAATCCGGCGATGTACTCCTGGTCCTGCGTGCCCGCACGGGCTTCCACGCGCACGCCGGCAAAGTTCAGGGTGCCGTCGCTGTTCTGGATCGGAACCTGGTTGAGGTAGACAGACTGATTGCCCGCCACCAAGCCCCGGATCTCGCCCTCGCTGATCAGGTCCAGGATCTTCGCGTAGGAGATCGAGTGCAGGCTGTCGGGAGTCTCGACGGGCGTGCGGGCGTTCCCGCCGCCCTTGCCGCCAGCACCGGCAATGGCCACCGGCGAGCAGGCGCGCGCCAGCTGCGTGGGCTGATACTTGATGGCTACGTTCACTGCTGTTCCTCTGCGTAGATGCCGCCGCTGATCACCGCCGAGCCCACGAACATCCCCTTGGTGTCGTGGCCGCCATAGGCGACAGGCACAGGGTTGCCCTGCGCCTGCGTGTTCACGGCACCGTTCATGCTGTAGTTCGGGGTGTTCTCGGCACTGTCTTTGGCGCCAAGCCCTTTCGGCTGTGGTGCGAGCATCTGGGAAACGCCACCCAGCACCATGACGCCGCCCTGGAAGACGAGCTGGTAGTTCTGTGTCCACACACCGACCACGATCAGCACGATGCCGAGAATCGTCTGCAGGACGCCTCCGCGCTTCGAGCCCACCAGCACCGGAGCGATCCGAATGTCGTCGGCACCGGGCGGATCGTGCAGCTGATCCTTGGACAGGTTCTGCCGCCCAACGAACACGGCGAACTCCATGCCCTTGGCCTTGGCGCCCATCAGGTACTGCTGGAAGCCCGGCAGCAGCACGCACAGCGCTCGAATCGCCTCGGCAGGGCTGTTCACCGCCAGGCGGAACTCCCGGCCAAACAACGGCACCATGGGCCCATACAGCCGGATTGTGCGCATGCGAGGCTCGCCGTACATGTGCCTGGTGATGGCATCAACCATGGCGGGCCCCCTTGTGCCGGACGATGTAGCGCGTGCGCTCGGCCCACATGCCGCCGTAGACCACCGTCTCCGACAGGCGGCCGTGCATGTGGTGCAGCATCTGGCCGTCGCCCAGGTAGACGCCGGCGTGGTTCGGCACCGGCGAGCGGATCTGCATCAGCACCATGTCGCCGCGCTGCGGCTCGCTGTCGATCAGCTCGAACCCCTCAGCGCGCAGCCGGTCGAGGCTGTAGAGGTCCTGGCCCTTCTCCCACCAGTCGTCATCGCGCTCGTACTGGTTCAGCTGGACGCCCAGCTCGCGGGCGTAGAAGTCGCGCACCAGGCTGTAGCAGTCCAGCACCCCGTGGGCGAACTGGCGGCCGACAAGTGGCGCCTCGTAGCCACAGGGCTCGATGGTCTGCAGGTCGCCACACTCTGGCTCTGCGCCGGTGCACTGCCCAACGCTCACGATGTGCCACGGCAGGCCGCTGGCCTCGCACATGACCCGGTCAGCGTCGGACGCAGCGGCAGAGGCGTTTGGGTGGCTGTGCACGACGGCCAGCACCTCGCCCTGGTCCTCCGCGTCGGCGTAGTCCTCAGCCGGCAGCCGGAAGTGCTCGCTGGGGGTGGTGGCCACATTTCGGCAGGGAACGTAGGCCTCGCTATCGGCGCCGGCCACGATCAGGCCGCAGCACTCGCGCGGATACTCGGCCACGGCGTGCGCCTGGATGGCCTGCAGGGTGCTCTGTTGCATGGTCTCGCCCATGAAAAAGCCCGCACATGGCGGGCTGGATGGTTGCTCGATGGTGGCGCGAATCAGGTGCGTAGCAGGCCGGAGGCAGGGAACCCGCCATAGGGCAGCGGCTTGTCGGCGCCGAAGCGCAGCTTGCAGCTCCCCACCCTGCCCCCGCACTGGTCCCGCGCGGGGTCGGTGGTCGGCACATCGTTGGCGTCAGCCACGGCCGGCCCGGTGTAGCCGCAGAACGGGCCGCGGTAGCCGCCCCTGATCAGCCACCCGCACACGCCCGAGATGATCTGACGACCGGGCAGCTGCTCGCCGTTGAGGTCGATCGCCGTGGTCAGCTCGAACTCGACCACCTCCTTCGTCTCGGAGACCTTGCGCTCGATGAACCAGATCTCGTCCAGGAAGTGCTCGTTCGGGTCGGCGGTGGGGTTTCTGCTGCCGGTCATGTCAAGGCCGGTGAACTGGTACTCGCTTGCGGCATTCGCCTCCTCAAACTGGGCGTTGTCGATAGTCAAATCGATATCGCCTGCAGTTCCTGAGTTGTGACCGCGCCAGATTGCACGCGCACGAACCGCACCGGCCGGGCAAACCGCGCTGGTCTCATATCTCTGGCGTGTTTCGGTGAGATAGAAGGGCCATTGCCTCGTAGGGCCAATTGCCGCGCCTGATGCCCCAAGGAACTGAATGTACACGTCCATCCGTTGACCATTCTTCCCGTAGGCGTAGATCGAATTTGTGTACGTGCGTCCAGCGATGACATCCGGTCGGCTCGCTGCCTCCAGCTCAGTCCCAATGTACGCCCCGCCATCGGCTCCAGCTGCGAACATACGCAGTGCCCTGCCACCCGCGTTCGGTGTATAGCTGACAGTGAACGTTCTACTGGAACTGGTCACATAGCGCGTCGGAAGCGTTGTTCCGCTGTTGCTGTACTCGAATCCGCTGTTGACCAGAACATTGCGTAGAGGCGGGAAATTCGCCCCATCCAGGTACTTCACCAACGTCTGCCGGCGGATCACCTTGGCCCCGACCATGTCGCCGTAGAGCATGCACATGGCCGCGATCCGGCCGTCCAGGTTGCCGACCTTCAGCCTCGGGTTCGGCGGCTGGTCGCTGGTGCGCTCGAAGCCGGTCGCCTCAATCGGCCAGGCACCGTACTCCTGCCCCTGCCACCAGATCACGCCCGACTGCAGGTGCGCGTGGAAGAACAGTTGGTCGGCGCCGAAGCTGCTGGCGTCCAGCTCGTAGACCGTGACGCGGCCGCCCGGCTCGAGCTGCTGGGCATCGGCGGTGATCATCGCGCCGGCTCCGCTGGCCAGGCCATGTTCGGGAAGTCCGGACTATCGGTGAGGGCCAGCAGCGCCGATCGATAGTCGGCCCATTCCTGCACCTTCTCTGCAGACAGCCCCGCACCCAGCTGGGTCCAATCGCTGGACCGGAGCAAGGTATCCCGGCGCCATGTGGCCTCATTGATTGCAATGGCAGCCAACACCTCGTTCGGCACCTCTTCCGCGATCTGCTCCCCCGGCAGTGGCGTACCGACATCACCAATGAAACGAAACGAATCCGCTGTATATGCGTACATGGTTCACCGTTCGAAGAAGTAGCCGTTGACGCGGTGATACGCCGCACCGGCTGGCGATGGCGCAAGGTCGTAGGCGTAGGTGTAGGCCTGGGCACCGTCGACGGGCATCTGCACAACCGAGACGCTACTTGGCGCCGCCAAGGCCATGTATCCGCTCTGAGCTGATGGGCCTTTGCTGTTTGAAAGTCGGGTGTATGCACCGTTGGCAGCGGCGTTAAGCGCGTTCAGCAGCACCGCGTAGGCGGTGACCGGCGCAACCTGTGCGGCACTCACAGTTGCAGCCACGGTAGACGATCCCGCAGCAAGCACCTGGAACGGCGCGCCCTGGGTATCTTCCAGGTACACCACGCGGTCGCCGTGGTGCTCGAACTTCAGCACGCCCGATGCCCCGACGCGAACGCTGCCCACGTAGCGCCTTGAAGTGTCAGCACTCTTGGTGCGTGCCGTGCCGAAGTAGACAGCTGACGGTGCCGTGGTGACCACTTCGAAGTCTGGCGTCCCATCTGCCTTTGGGAACAGATAGACGTGATACCAGGTATTGGGGGTCATACCGCTCAGCGCCTTCGAAAGGGTGGCGGTTACGGCAAGGAGCTTTCCCGTGGATGGAATGAAAGCGACCCCAGGCGACAAGCTCAAGGTGGATCCGGAGAAAGACAGGAGCAGGCCGTTGCTACTGATCAGCCCTCTGTCCAACGAGTTGCCTGCGGCTGCGGCCTGAAGCGCATACAGCTCTGCGAAGTTGTCGTTGGTCTTCTCGAAGGCGGCTTTTGCCGGGTCGCCCCTGTAGGTCCCGTGGTCGGTAGTGGTGTCGATTACTTGGCGTGCCATGTTGATCCCTTACGGCTGGAACGTTTGTTCGAAGGTGGCCGTGATGCTGTGCACCAAGCCGTTGGGGAACGGCTCGCCCTGCGCTGTGCACTCGAAAAGCAGCAGGCCGCGCGGGCTCTGCCACAAGAACGAGCGCCCGACGTGGGCATCGAGGAAGGCGATGATCTGATCCACCATCGTCTTGGAGCCGGTGAAGGTGAGTTGGTAGCTACGGCTGCGCGGGTTGATGCCATCCGGGGCGCTCTGCCGGTAGCCATCACCGAACTGTGCGCGTTTCACCACGTCCTTGATCGTGCTGCCGCCGGTGCTGGTGGGTCGCCAGGTGAAAGTGTCGGTCATCGCCCAGCCCCCATCGAATGCAGCACACCGCCAGGCTTCATGGACTTGACCTGTGCTTCCCTGATCTTCATGTCCACGAACTGCCCCAGCTCCTTGCCGAATTGGTTCATGAGAGACGTGTCCGCTTCGGTCTCGGTGGTGCCATCGCTGTTGACGACCACTTTCACGTTGATCACGGAAGCACCACCAGCAGGGCCCGCACCGGCCGCTGTGGCAGGCGCGGCAGGAATGACCTGGCCGTCGTTGCCGGGGATCAGGTACGTGCGCCCACGGCCATCGTTGAACAGCTCAGGCTTGCCGCCCTCGCCCACCTCGTACAGCGTGGAACCGCTCACCGGGCCACCGCGCGCCCTTCCGCCGCCGTAACCGGCCAGCAACCCCTCGTTGATGCTCTGCGTCCCGCTGGTGGCCGCCGCATTGCCCGCTGCGGTTACTCCGCTGCTAGCGCCCCAAGCACTTGCCACTGCGTTGATGATTCCTACTGCGGCCTGCTTGGCTGCGATGCGGGCGAGGTCCGCAATGATGGCGTTGGCCATGTCACGGAACGACAGCTTCCCGGTCTGGGCAAACCGCACCCAGGCATCCTCCCAGCCGCTCAGGGCGGTGTTCATCACGCTGTTGGCCTGCTCCAGGGCATTGCTGGCGGCGAAGGAGTAGTCCTCCCATGCCCGGCGCGCTCCTGCACGCCAGTCGCTCAGCATCGCCAGGCGCTGCTCCTGGAATGCGCGCTCCTTGGCCAACTCGCTGTCGCGATAGGTTGCTGCGTTCGCCGCCAGCAGATCCCAAGACGCCTTGTCGGCAGCCACGTCACGGCTGCCAATGCGCTTCAGCTCGTCCTGGTACTCGCGCTGGATGTCCAGCTGCCGGCGCAGCATAGCCACCGCATCCGAGCCCCGGCCCATGCCCATCAGGTCCAGCTCGTTGGAGCGTGCCCGGTTGCTGCTGGCCTGCGCGAGGATTGCCTGCTGCCGGGCCAATGCCTCAGCCGCCTCCTTTTCCTTGGTGTACGCCGCAGCCTTCTGACCGGACGCCAGCAGCTCCTCCCTCGCCGCCACCAGCAGCGCCCGGGTGGACGCCGTCATGGTGTTCTTGCCCTTGGCCAGCACCTGCTCGATCGCCATCGCCTGGCGCTCGCTCTCGGTCACCTTGACCCCGGTCTCCACCAGCTGCTTGTTCGCCTCGATCTGCCGTTGTGCCGCTGCCAGCATGTTCTGGGCCGCGCTGTCGTCGCCGTTGCGCTTGCCTACGCCGTCGCGACGGTTGAACGACTTATCGACGTCGGCCTGGGCCTTCGCGATCAGCCGCTGCATGGACCCATCGAAGTGCCGAGCATCGTTGTCGGCCAGCCTGTTGTACTGGGCGATGATCTTCAGCCGTGCCGCTTCCTTCGCACTGGCCCGATCGAGGCCTGCCACCTGGGCATTGATGGCCTCGGCAGCGGCCTGTTCGGCTGAGGCGCGCTCTTGCGTCACTGCGGCCAGGTCACGTGCGGTCTGCGGATCCAGCGCGCCGCCTTCATCAATCGGCTTGGGCAGCGGCGGCAGTCCTCGCATGCGGGCAGCCGCGCCGTTCAGCGCTTCGGTGAGGGACGGCAAACCGGTCCACTTCACCAGGGCACCACCGGCAAGGCCGAGGCCTAGAACGTCGCTCAGACGCGGTAGGCGCGCTAGGATGCCCCATTCGCCGGCAAGGTCGACCACTGCACCGGTGAAGCTGCCAAGCGCCCCCCACGCTCCACTGATGTCGTCCTTGATGTCGCGCCAGGCCTTGGACATCCCGGGCATCACCGCCTCAGTGCGGTTGGCCACGTCGTCCAGGTGATCGGCGTAGATCCGGATCGCCTCGTTGGCCGCTTCCTGTGACCGCCCCTCCTCACGCAACGTAGTGATGCGCTGCAGCTGCGCGGCGGTCAGGAAGCGCTCTGCATCGTTTAGCTTCAGTAGACCCTCCACCGGCTCCTTTGCGATGGATTCGAACGCTCGCACGGTCTCCTGTGCAGACCGGCCCGTCGAGGCCTCCATTCGGGCTGCCGCCGCTGCCACCATCTCGAACTGTTCGCCCGCAAAGCGTCCAGCCTTTGCCGTCTCCGTCAGGGCCGTCATCGCACCACCGCGGGACACGCCCTGCAGGTGATCAATGCTGTCGGCCAGTTCCAAGAACCCAGCTGCGCCGATGGCGGCGCCCTGCCCACTCAGGATCTGCGCCTTCTGGAAATCGAACAGCTGGTCTTCCGACTGCTTGGCAGCAATGGCCAGGGCCGCCAGAGCTGCAGCGCCAAGCGTCAACGGGCTGATCAGCCCCAGCACGTAGCCGCCGACGGCACGCGCGGCAGGGCCTATGCCACCGAATTGATCCTTCAGCTGGCCGCCCTGCTGGATCGCCACCATCCACGCGGGCTGGCCACTGATCAAGCTGGTTGTGATGTCGGTCACCTGCATGGGGATCATGCGCAGGTTGTTCTGCAGCTGCCGCGCGGACATGCCCATGCCGTTCTGCGCGCTGGTGGCGTTGAGCACCGAGGCGCGCGTGGCGTCGATGTTCGACTGGTACAGCTGCCACACCTGGGGTTTGAGCAGACCCAGATCCCGTGCCCGCGCCAGCCGGTCCTGCTGCTCGGCCAACTTGTTCAGCGCTGCGACTGTCGGGTTGATTTGCCCGAGTAGCTGCTGCAGGTTCAGCTCCTGCGCCTCCGTGGCGGTGGCCGCCTGTCGCGTGGCCACCGCAGCCCTCTGCTCGATCCGCTCCATCTCCTGCACGCGGGCGTTGATCTTGGCCTGCTCATTGGCCCAGTAAGACGCCGTCTTGCTGGCAGCACTCTGCGAACTCTCCAGGCGGTCGGCAGCAGCACCGGCCTTGTCAGCAGCCGCAGCATTCTCATCCAGGGCCTTGGTGCCTTCGACCAGGCCGCTGCTGTCGACCTTGTAGCCAAGCTCGGCGATGTCCATCAGGGGCTCCCGTTGTTCTGCATTGCCCGCTCACGCGCGGCCTTCTGGTCTTCGCGCACCGCGCGCAGGTACTGGTCGTCCATCGCCATCAGCATCTGGACCTCCTCCGGCAGCAGTTCGAGCTGCAGGAGCGAGGCCCATTGGCCGATGTCAGCAAAGGTCAACGCTTCCGGGCCGCTATGCCTGCGGCCAGACAGTTCCCAGAACCATCCCCAGACGTGGGCAGCCGCGTCCGGGACCTCCAGCTCTGGTGATTCAGCGATGCCGAAGCGCGCATTGCGCTGGCGCCGGGTCTCGCCGTTCTCATCCGCCATGTCGTAGCGGACGGCGATGTAGACGGCGTCAGCCGTCCGTTTCGTCAGATCGGCGAAAGAACTCCGCCCGGTCGGTCAGGGCGACGTCGACCTGTTCTCCCACCCACGGCAGTTCCTTGAGCAGCTGCAGCAGGGTCTGCGTGTTGTACTCGGGCTTCTCCCCGTGGAAGGTCAGCTCCCCCTGCCACTCCCAGCCACCGATCGATGCACAGAGCATGCTGATGCGGCTGGCCTCGATCTGCTCGGCACCCACTTTGCCGCGGTGGTTGATCCGGTCATTGATTGCTTTGCGGCCAGCGGCCTTCACCTGCGGGTGGCTGTCAGGCAGCAGGATCAGCACCAGGCCCACCGGCTCCTGGTTGGCCGGGTGCACGATGTCCAGGCGGCGCTCTGCCGCCACGATGTTGGTCAGTTCGGTCATGTTCGGGATCCTTGATGTCGATCCGGTAGAGAGCCCCGGGGGAAGCCGGCCGGATCAGTTCCGGCTTGTCAGGCGGCCGCCCTATCCCCCGGGGTGTTCGAGTTACGGGGTGACGGGCGCCGGCACGGTGATCGGAGCCTGGTTCAACGCCAGGGTGAAGGTGTTGAGGACGAAGTCCTCGTTGCGGCCGCCGGTCACGTTCGGGCCAGCGACCAGGCCGCGCAGGAACTCGATGGAGCCGTCGGCACGTTCCACCTTGAACGCGTAGGCGTCCGGTACGTTGGGTGCGCCTGCAGCGCGCAGGGCTACCTGGCCCGGGTCGGTCAGGTCCTCGGCCACCTCCACCTGCGGGTCGCCCGCATTGGTGATGCCCTTGCCCTTCAGCGCCACCAGGGTATCCAGCGTGTCGTACTGGACGATGTTGGTATTGATGCCGCGCTCACCGATGCTGCCGACCTTCTTCACCTGCACAAAGGTGAGGGCCTTGAACTCGGTTTCGGTCAGGTCGGCGTTCTTGGGGGTGGCGCAGATGTGCAGCTTGGTACCTGCGTTCGTCTTTGCTTCAGCGGCCATAGCCGTGTCTCCTCGCGAAGGGCGTAAAAAAACCCGCCACTGGGCGGGGTCGTTGGAAAAGTGAAAGGCCCGCTGGTGGGCGGGCCTTTTGTGTTCTAGCGCGTTCTACCGCAACTTCGTGTACGAACGGATCTTTCGGAGTTCAACCAACCCGGCTAACGGTGGAGTGAACGTCGCGATGCCACCATGCAGCTTTGTCGCCTGCTTATATGCGTCGAGCATCGTCACCCAGCTGCGGAGGAAACCCTTGCGACGGTACCAAACGATGCGCTGCGCAATGTCGTCGATCTGCGCGAGTGACGGTGGATTGCCGATATTGATGCCGGGATTCGCAAGCTGCTTTACTACCCACGCCCGCACAGGCGCTGCGGCCTCGTTGAACTCCTTCCTGCGATCCCGGCCCAGGCTGAGGCGGTGGCCCAAGAAGGCACCCAGAAAGAAACTGAGCACGCTCCAAGCATATGGCGACACGCTACTTCTTCCCTGGGCTTAGTTTCGCCGCTACCAACTGCATGGCCTGCGGCCGGGTGAATCCCGCCTCCACATAGGCCAGATACTCCGCCCGGACGAACCGCGCCTGCTCAGCGCAGAACTCGTCCAGCAGCTGCCGGTTCCGCTTCATGCGGGTGATGGCATCGCGCATGGCCTGCAGCTCACCCTCGTTCGGGATCTCGTTGCTGCTGACCAGGTGCAGGTTGGGCGGCTTGGGGCTCATGGCCGGAGTCTACCCCGAAACGAATCCCCGCCAGGGAATGGTCACCGGGTGCATGACCCGCTCCGGGTCCTGGATGATGCTGGAGGTCCAGGGCTTCCGGTACACCGACATCCCGGCGAAGGCCGTGCCCTTGCGGAACGCCACAATGATCTGGTCCGTGATCGCGGTACCCACCATGATTCCCTGCCCCGGCCGGTAGCAGGCCGACAGCTGGCCGAACCCCTGCATCAGGAACGGGCCATCGTCTTCGATGCCGTAGTTCTCGGTCCGGTTAGGGAACCACTGCAGCTCCAGCCAGCGAGCGCCGTTGCCGGTGGGCGGCTTGAACCCCTGCCCCGGGTAGGAGCAGTCCAGCGCCTGCGCAGCAGCGAACTGCCCCACCAGCGTGGCGAATGCGTCATAGATCGCGGTGTCGCTCATCCCATCCGTCCTTTCACGTCGGCGGTGACCTCGGCCACGATGAAGTCCCAGCGCTGGGCCGCCGCGCGCGCGAAGCCTTTGCCCGCCTGCGCATAGGTTCTACCTAGGCTGTCCTCGCCGAAGAAGCCGTGTTCCATACGCATGGCGTACTTTGCTGTCCATCCGGCCCACACGGTCTGTCCCAGCTCCATGGTGGTGATCACCACCTCCGGGGCCTGTGCGCTGTCCGATGGCATGCCCTCGACCGATGCAGCGGCAGAGTTGCGCAGGAAGCCGGTATCCACCGGCATCTTCCCGCCCTGTCCTTCGGGCGTGCCGGCTTCCTCCATCAGCTTGGTGGCCGACTCGCGGAAGATCGCGCCCTGCATGGCCTTGGCCTTATCCGCAAAGGCCCGGACCTGGCTGCCGAACTTATTGGCCACGCTTCACCTCCGCCGCCATGTTCACGCGGTATTGCTTCATGCAGCGGCAGCCGATGGTTTCCTCCGGACCGGCACCGAGCGACGTGTCCCCCGGGAACCGCATCAACGCACCGCTGGGCGTCTGGAACGGCTCACCGAACCGACGCACCTGGCCGTTCATCACCTGGTGGCTGTGGCGGGTCCTGTCGTCACCGGTGGCTGACCAGGTGCCCTCGACGTTCTCCGGCGCCAGGCGGCCGCTCTCGATCTGCTGCCGGAACGCCTCCTCCCGACCAGCGGCCATGGCCGTCAGCGATTCGGTCCGCGCGATCATCTCGCCGCGTAGCGCCAGCAGCCTGTCCGCGTAGCGCGCAGCGATCTTCTCCACGTCTGCCGGCGCCACAGGCTGGCCCGCCTTGATGGCCCGGCTCACGATTCCGTCCAGGCGCTTGTCGCGCCGCTTGCGACCGAAGTACTCCGCCATCTGCGCCGGATCACCGCTGGCAAGCTGCTGCCGGACATTGGCCACGAACTGCGCCTGCTGCGCGGTGAGCCCCACGATGCCGCCGGTTCTCCTGCCGGTCTCGCCCACCCTGCCGACCAGCTCCAGCGCTGTCTGGCGCGGGTTGGTGCCGGCGGCCATGCCGCGCACCAGGTGCTGGCGCACCAGCGTTCGCTGGTCCTCCACCATGCCGGTGATCAGGCGCGAGGAATTCGACTGCAGCCAGCTCTCCACGCCGCGGTTGCGCATGTCGAACCCGAAACGCAGGAGCGGCGTGTCGTTGGCCGGGTTGTACCGCCCGCGCACCTGCTGCCGCAGCGACAGGGTGGGCAGCTCCTTCATGCCAACCTCAGCACCAGTTGCGAACGCCTGGCGCACCTGCTCGGCCAGCGGCGAGAAACGCTCGCCGTCGAAGCCCAGCGCCTCCAGCACGGCGTCCACTTGTCCGGCCTGCAACAGGCTGGCCAGCAGCTCCAGCTGCACCTGCGATCGCACGCCAGCGATGGCCTGCTCGAACGCGCGGCGCATGGCAGGCTCCAGGCGTCGGGCCAGCAGCTCCAGCTCGCGGGGTGTGTAGTCGGCCATCAGCGTCGGGCGTGGAACTCATAGAGAAGGACCTGGCCACCCGGGGAGAGCGGCTGCAGGTCGATGAGGTGATACAGCTGGCCACCCAGCAGCAGCCGGTCGTCCTTGCCGGGCTGGATGTCCACTGCGGTCGAGATCAGGCCCAGCTTGTCGCCTTGCTGCACCAGCGTGGTGTCGCGGTCGGTCAGGCTGTATTCCAGCTCCACCACCGTGCAGTCGTGCCGCGTCGGCGGACCCGGCTGCGGGTTGTGCGGAGGCCCGGTCGGTGCACCGTCGCGCTCCAGTTGGGTGCCGTAGCCGTAGCGACCGATCAGGTTCGTGGCTGTCGCCTGCATGCGGTCGTAGAAGCGGCTCATACGACACGCACCGCAGGAAGAACCGCCGGTGTCCGCAGCAGCGGGGCCAGGATCTCATCGATGGCCGGCACCACCGGCCTGTTCGGCACCTGGCCAGCGGCCGTGGCATCGGCATAGGTGACCTCGATGGGGCCGACCTTCTCCTTGGTTACTGCCTCGGTGGCCACGTAGTCCGGCGACAGGCTGCCCGGGCTGGCCAGCTCGCGCAGGGCGGCCTCGTAGGTTGCGCGCTCCACCTCGTCGGGCACCTCATCCGGTTGGATGGCGTCGCCGTCATAGTCGACCGCACCGGTGCGGGGCCACTCGTTCGGCTGGCCCCGCCCGGCAGTTCGCACGCCGGGGAACATCGACGCCCAGCGGCCAGACGCCAGCGGGACCCGGTACCGGCCGTCGATGTAATCCGTGGCGCGGATCAGCGCACCCTCGCGGGCCTGCTCCGTGCCGGCAGCCCAAGCGGCATTACTGCGCGCCTGGTGGTAGCTGTTCGCGCCTTCCAGCGTGCCGTACATGGTCAGCCCTCGCCGCCCGAGTTGCCGCCGGCGGCCTTTTCAGCATCGGCGATTGCCGCCTGCAGCTTCGGCACACCCCAGTTGCCCTTCGCGTCGATGCCCAGCTCCTTGGCGCGCGCGATCAGGGTGTCCTTGTCGGCGCTGCCCTCGCCGCCCGAGTTGCCGCCGGCGGGCTGGCCGCTGCCGCTGGCGTCGCCACCGGTGATGCTCAGGATCTCAGCCTTGATCCAGCCCTGCACCACCGAGTTCTTCTTCAGCTCCTCCCAGTTCGCGACCGGGGTCTGTTCGCCCGGCGGCAGAATCGTGCCGTCGGGCAAGCCCAGCGGACCATTGTGGTTGTTCTTGATTTTCATGCTTCGCTCCGATGTGGCCCCGGCGCGTGGCCGGGGCCTTGGGGATCAGATGCCGTCCAGGTAGACGACTTCCTTGGGCAGGCGCACGTCCAGGCCACCCAGGCGCATCACGCCGGGAATGTCCCAGCGCAGCGGGCCGCTCTGCCAGGCCGGCAGGAAGCGGTGCGGCATCGGCATGTGCAGCTTCAGCACCTGCGGATCGTTGCGGTACGCCACCAGGCGCGTGGTGCCGCCGACGCCGGCGGTGTCCAGGCCACGCACGCCGCGCAGGGTCAGCTGCTGCCCGGTCTGCACGGTGTACAGGTTGTTCTCCAGGTACCACTGGATGATGGTCTTGTCGCTGTGCTCGCTCATCTTGCGGGTGGCGAGCAGGTTGAACTTCGACCAGGGCAGCAGCAGCGTGTTCGCGATCGACGCCGTGTTCGTGCCGTTGAACACGTTGAGTAGCGCCTGGTTGAGCACACCCACGATCAGCTCGGAGTCGGTAGAAACCGTCCAGTTGCCAGTCGGGGCAGCAGTCGGAATCACGCCAGCGGCATTGAACAGGCCGGTGAAGCCCTTGCTGGAATCGCCCAGAAGCGCGACGCGATCGACCATTTCTTCAGACGCACGGCGTGCGGCGGCTGCATCTTCGGTCGACAGGTTGATGCCCAGCATCTGGGCGCGGCCGATCTCTTCCCAACCGAATCCGTAGCCGATACCAGCGGTGTAGACCGGCGTCTCGAACTTCGAGCGGACAGTGCCAGCCTTCGGGATGTCATCGGCGTTGCCGTTGATCCAGTCGGCCTTGCCGTACTGGTCCTGCGACATGTAGGTCACCGACGTGGCGAACTCGCTGCCGGTGGTGTCAACGGGCACCAGGGTGCGGTACTGCACGTCGGGGTAGACGGTGCGGTAGATGCCCGGCTCGATGATCGAGGCCTGGGCGATCACGAAGCCCAGGGCTGCCTGGGCGTCGATCAGGGGAATTGCGCTCATGTGGTGGGCTCCTTAGCCGAGACGGACGACGGCCAGCTGACCGGCGGCGGTGGTGCTGGTGTCCCAGCGGGCGCCAGGAATGGCGGTGTTGTCGGTTGCCACGTTGGTGAACGCGCCGGCGGCGGTCAGGTAGACGGCGTCGCCTGCGGCCACCGCCACTGCGGCGGTCACCCACAGGTCGCCCTTGGTGCGGACACGGGCAGACTCGCCCACGCCGAACGCGTCGACAGCACGGCCGGTGACCTGGCCAGCGACCACGGTCAAGCCGGACGCCGAGCGGTCCAGCTGGGCGATGCCGACATACTTGCCGCCGGCGAAGGTCTTAACCGACTTGTCGGTGGCGCCCTGCTCCACGGCCTTGCCGAAGGCGATGGCTGCACCTTCGACGGTGCGGGAGATCTCGGTGGCCGGCAGCATGGTGGCCGGCGCGCCCGCAATGGCGGCCGGCTGGGTGTCCGGATAGTTGATCTGCAGTGCCATGGCTTAGGCCTCCTTCTGGCCGGCGGTGCGGTGGTCCAGGGCGGCCACGGACGCGGCGTAGCCGTTGTCCTGCACCGACTGACGGTGGGTGGTGCGATCGCCGAGGGCAACGGCCACCGGGTCGCGCGGCTTGGCTTCGTCGGCCAGGATGTCGAAGCGGGCCTCGATGTATGCGTCGGCCTTGCCCGCCACCGCGGCATCGCCGAGCTTGGCGACCACGGCAATCTTGCGGACCTCGGCATCGGTCTTGCCGCTGTAGTCGGCGTCGTGCACAGCCTTTGCCTTGGCGATCAGGTCCCCGCGCTGCTGCACGCGCTGATCCAGATCGGCGTCGCTCAGCACCTTGGCTTTCAGGGCATCGCGCTCGGCCTCGATCTTGGCGATAGCCGCGTCTTTGGCATCGATTGCAGCCTTGTGGGCGGCATCGGCGGTGCCAGCGGCGGCCTGCGCGTCCTTCAGCTGCTGCTGCAGCTTGCCAATGGCCTGGGCGCCGGCGTCGTTGGTGACGACGGACAGCCCATCGACCAAGATGGTCTTGTCGCTCATGGGTTCTTTCCTCGTAGATGGATTGTGGTCGTCGCCGTGGTGGTGCTGCTGACCACGCGCCCGGTCGACTAGCGCGAGTTCGTACTGCGTGAGCGGGGCCGGACCCCATTGCGAATCCCCCATGCGGGTGTTGCCGGCACGCGGGTTGTTGTCCGGCAGGTAGGCCACGTGGTTGAAGCGCAGCGGTCCGGCTTGCCGGTACTGGTACGGGGTGCCGTCGGGCGCCACGCCTTCGTCGGCGACGATCTCCACCGAGTAGCCGGCGGACAGCGAGCGCGCACCGGCGGCCACCTCCTTGGCGGATGCGGCATCCATGATCGCCATGGGGGCCACCACGTGTTCGCCGTCACGCACCACTCGGCCCCCCACCTGCCCAACCGTCAGTTCCTTCCAGTTGTCAGCAGTGACGCCCTTCGGCGGGTGGCCACGTGTGACCGGCCGGCCGACCAGCGAGCGCATGCTGTCCTCATCGAACACCGTGGCTGGATCGCGGTAGACGCCGAACACCCGGCCAGCGTCGTCGCCAGTCAGGCCCAGCTCGCGGCCCAGGTACTGCTGCACGTTGCCCGCGCGACTGACCTTGGCGTCGCCGACCAGAAAACCGTCGCGCGTGAAAGCGAGCCCGGACGCATCGAGCGCCAGGCTGTCGAAGATCTCCATGGTTCAGTCCTCGCTGTTGCTGTTTGGCTGCGGCGTGGCGGCAGCGCGCTGCTCGTCGTCATCCTCACCGGGGGAGTCCTGCGGGCTGGCTTTGCCGTACTCCAGCATCTCGGCCTCCAGCCCCGGTGCTACGCCGGCCTCGGTCAGCATGTTCACCGCCACAGTGGACATCACCTCATCCGGCAGCAGCCGTGTTTCGGCGATGGTCTTGATGGTCTCTGCAGTGGTCTTGCCAATGGCCGCGCGTTCGGTGTCGGTGGTCTGCCACAGGCTGCGCCAGTTGTAGAACACCTCCGCCGGCCGGCTGCCCAGCGCGGAGCGGATCAAGCATTCATCGAGGATCTGCAGCGATGGCTGCAGCACCAGTTCCTGGCTGCTGCTGATGCGGTCGTAGTAGTTCCGCAGGTCGCTCTCGCCGCTGGCGTTGAGCCCACCAGGGGACTGACCCAGCAGTCGGGTCATCGGGATGTCCGAAGCGCCCGACACCAGCTGCATAAAGCCCATCAGCAGGTCGACCAGGCCGCCGAACTGCGCCTGCTTCTGTTCGTATTCCTCTTCCGCGTCCAGCAGCAGCGCGCCGTTGACCCCCTTCGCCATCGCCGCGAGGGTTAGGCGCTGCAGAACCTTCTGCTCATACTCTTGGTCGGCCAGGCTCGACATGAAGTTCGGGATCTTGATCACGTCGACCTTGGCCTCGAACACTAGGGACGCGATGTTCGCGGCGCTGGCGTCGGCGTCCTTGATGGCCTTGCTGATCGCCAACAGCACCGAATCGCCCCAGCCGTCGCCGGTGTCCAGTTCCGGGTCAGGCCTCACCGCGCCTTGCAGGATCACCAGCCGCGAGGGATGGATCTGCAGCTGCCCAGCGGTGCCGCTGCTTAGGGTGTAGAACGCCGGCCGACCATAGCCAGGCGACTCGGGATCGCGGTCCAACTCGCCCGCTTGGAGCACGCGTTTCGAAAGAACGTTCAGATGACGGATGCCGGCCTTGCCCAAGGACTCAGGCTTCAGCGGCAGCGTCGGATCGGAGTGGCCGGTACCGATGTAGAGGGCGGCTCCCCCGGTGAGGCGTGCTCGGACCAACGCTTCCAGCAGCTTCTGCTGCAGGCCCAGCCGCTTCTCCTCAGCCTCGATCGCGGTGATGTTCGCCTGATCGGCGCTCCAGCCGCGCCACTTCCGGCAGCTGTCCATCGCCGGGATGTCGATCACCTTCCGCGCCAACCAGGTGCCGCGGTAGGCATTGTCCGCCTCCTGATCCGACAGCACCGGCAAGCCGTAAAAAGTCGAGGCCGCCTTGTCGCGCGGCGTGCCCAGGTTGGCAACCAGGTTGACCAGCCCGTCTTTGATTTGTGCGAGCTTGCCCATCAGAGCGCGTTCCCAAGGTTGTAGGTGCTGCCGGTGACCAGCTCAGCGAAAGCGCCCGAAAGCGCGTCCACCTGGTCGTCGTGCTTTGCGTTGGGGAATTCGGCGATCTCATCCAAGAACGCCGCCACCCATGGGCCATTCACCAGCTTGATGTTTCCGGCTTCGGCCTGAGCCTCGACCGGCGTTGCCCGGACCTCCTTGGATCCGGATTCCAGCGCTGCCTTCACGTCCCAGCCGGCCAGCAGCTTGATCTGATGCGCGGCGTTGCTCTTGCCGGCGGCGCCAGGGTCCTGCGGAATCCGGACCTTGATGGCCTTGCCGTCCTGCAGCGCGGTGTTCTTCAGCATCGTCTCCACGCCTGCCGGCGACTTCTGGTCGCGCACGACGTCGAGCACGTAGTAAACGCCGCCGACTTCCCCCAACAGCAGGCCGACTGTGTAGTCGGGGTCTCCCTTCTTCTTCTGCTGCTTAGGATCCGTGGCCGCGAAGTCCCAGCGGCGCACCTTCCGCGCTGCCAGGATCGCCGGCGCTGCCTCCACGACCTCGAACCAGTCCCGTTTGAACTTGCCACCGTCGCGCGGGGTTGGCCGTTGCTGCTGCTGGCCGGCCACCGCGTAGCTGCCCAGGATCTTCTTGTCGCGCTCGACCACCGCGCGGGGGAAGCGCTCAGGGAACAGCAGCTCGCCATCCTCAGTGCGCGGATCCTCGAACCCGATAGACGTCCGGCAGCGCCGCTCTGGCTCGAACTCCATTGGCAGCATCAGGTGTTCATACCCGAGACCGAGGTCCAGGATCTGCCCCGACACGTCCTTTTCGTGCAGGCGCTGCATGATCACCACGATTGCAGACGTGGCCGGGTTGTTCAGTCGGGTGGGCACCGACTCGCGGAAGATGCGGGTCGTCGTCGCGCGCTCCGCCGGGCTCTCCGCCGTCTCCGTCGAGTGCGGATCATCGATGATGACCCGGTCGCCGCGGCCGCCGGTCAGGCTGGCAAACGCCATGCCCTCGCGGTTGCCCATCTTCGAATTGGCGAAGGACATCTCGCCCGACCGGTTCAGCTCGATCTCCGGCCAGAGACTGCTGAACCACTCCGACTGCACCAGGTCGCGCATGCGCCGGCTGTCGCGCTTGACGAACTTCTCCGCATAGGAGGTCGTCAGGTAGCGCATCGACGGCAGGCCGCGCGGTCCCCATTCCCATGCCGGCCAGAACACGCTGGCCACCAGCGATTTCATGGTGCCCGGCGGGATGTTGATCAGCAGTCGAGTGATCTGTCCGTCGGTAATCGCCTCCAGGTGCTGGCACAGGACATCGATGTGCCAGCCGTGCACGTAGGGTTGTGCCGGCTCCAGAACAGGCCAGGCCTCGCGGATGAAGCCAGCCAAGGTCGTGCAGCGCTGCCTGATCGCCTCGCCATCGCGAGCAAGGCGCTCGCGCTCAGCGTCAGCCGCCCTCCTCGCCCGCTCCGCCCGGATCTCCGCCAGCGTCGGCAAGCGGACCGAGGATCTGTTCAAGGCGGTCGAGTTCATGGTCTGAAAGCTTGCTCAGGTCGTAGGTGCCAATCGCACCGCTGTGCTTGTGCTTCTCCACCAGCAGGCCGGCAAGCTTCCCCTTGCCCATCGTGGCGGTGACCGCTGCGCTGGCCTGTTTCTCCTTCAGCGCCAGCTTCCTGGCCTGCTCCAGCTCGGCCATCAAGCTGTCGACGGTCACCTCGGCCTTCTTGGCCACCTTCTTCTGGCCAGCTCGAACGGCGGCAAGAACGCGCGGGTCGGTCAGCAACCGAGATCCCTGTTGCCGGGCCGTGCTCTCGCTGTAGCCAGCGCGGATGGCCGCCTGCGTGCCGTTCTGGTCCTTTAGGTACTCCAGGACGAAGCGCTGCTGCTTTGGGGTCAGTGGCGCTGATCGGGCTGGTGTGGTCTTGGCCATAGGTAACGGCGGAAATTCCGCAAGTGGAAAGGGTTTGTAGCGGTCTGGAACATGGCGAACACCGCACGGAAAGTCGTGCATCAGGAGTCGCTGGCGTTGGGCGCCGTCCTCTACTGGGGCGCCTGAGCTATTTCGGAACGCATAGGAGAGAGAAGACGCCCCGACGCTGATTCGGTACCCATAAAACCAACCAGGAGACCCAACCCATGTTTCTAGAGGATTATCTAGCCGACACCATCCGCTGTTCCTACTACGCCGTCCGACTTCTGACGGCGCTCATCGAACTGTGGACGAAGGTCCGCAGTCTGCGAGCTATGCTTGTGCCGAAGCGGTTGCGATCCAGCTCAGCAACAACACGGCGACGCCGATAAAGGTGATCGCCGTAACCAAGCTCCAATCCACTGCGTGCAACCCAGCAATGATCATCAGCACCGAAATGATCCACGCCAACACTCTCATGACAGATCACCGAAGCTGATCCGCAGAACTCCACGCGCGTCGTAAACGTCCACGCGCCGCTCGTGGAATTCAGTTCGTCCGCCTTCGCTGCGAACGGTTGTGACGCCGTCGCACACTTCAAGGGGCACAGAATTACGGGGACCGACCACCCGGAAGCTGCTGGCGGTAATCGAGCCAGCTAACGGTGCAAGCTTGACCAACGCTGCTGGCACAGCTGCAACAACCGGCACCGTCACCAACGCTTGCAGGAACCCCCGGCGGTTCATTTGACCGCCTCCGGCACAGGCTTTCCCTGCACCTCGTCAATAGCGTCAAGCTGGGCCTCATACTGGTCCAGGCATCGCTTACGGCCGTTGCTCACCTCAAACACCGCCGAGGGCTTGCCAGCCCGCACCCAGCTGCAACGCTTGGTCAGCGCCGCGTCGATGGGAACATAGGTGGCCACCGGAACCTTGATTACAGCCGGGGCCGACGGGTTGGACTTGGGCGGCGCCGATTGGCATGCGCCCAACGCCAGCACCGCAGCGATAAGAAGGATTCGCATATCAATACCCCTTCAGGGCCGGGCAGGCGGAATCAAGGAGTTCCAGGGCCGCCTTGCAGGTGTCCGGCCGCTGTTCATATCGACCACGCCATGTGGCAGCGTCCTTTTCGGATGCCTCCACCTTGCCTGCCAAAGCCCGCAGCGCCTCGGCACTCTCGTTCCGAAGGGCTTCCAGCTTCTCGGCTTCCGCCCTCAGTGCGGCGGCGACCTCGGCCAGACGCTGATCACGGCTGTCCACGTCGGCCTGCAGTCGGTCGGAATCAGCTTTCCAGTCGGCCCGAACCTTCACGACTTGTGCGCTCAGATCCTTGATCTGCTGCTCTTTCTCGTAAGCCGACAGGCCCGCGACCATGCAGCCGAAGGCCAGTACGCCGCAGCAAACCTTCATCACGCTTCCTGGCTTGCGCAACCAGACCAGCAACTCAGCGGCCCAGCCGATCACCAGGTCCCAGAGGGCCTTGAAGAATCGAATCAGCACGATCATGGCTTCTCGCCTCCGATGGCCCCGGTGGCCTTCTCCACCAGGCGCACGTAGCCCGGCAGCAGCCGGCGAATCAGGACGCCGGAAAGGCCGGCCAGAGGTAGCTGCGGCGCGCCGGCCAGTGCTGGCCAGATCGAGGCAGCCACTGCGATGACCCATGCAGCCACGATCGCGTAGGCCACAACCGCAACAGCCAACGCCGCCCAACGCGCCGCAGTCTGCAGCAACCGATGGCCGCGCCGGCGGCTGGCATCCGCTGCAACCCGCTCCGCGTCCTTCTCCGGCAGCAGTAGAACGCCGATCAGCGCGCCAGCCATGGCCACCAGCAGCACGGACTGCGGCACGCCAAGGATGACGCGCTCAGCCTCGCGCAGTGCGTCCGCCGTCGCCGGCGCCACCACGGCTGCAGTGAACGTTCCCACGATGGTTTTCAGGGTGCTCACGGGCTCGGTCACGGCGCAATCGTCCCGCCAGCCTTCCGATAGGCGCCCAGCAGGTTGTCCAGCTTGTGCTCGTGCTGGCCATAGCCAGCTCCCGGCAGACTCGCCCAGATGTTACTTACCGCCTTGATCGCATCCGGAATCTTGCCAGCCTGGATCAGCGGCAGAGCCCGGCGTTCACGGATCTGCTGCAACGCGATCAGGTCCTGGCTCAGCGGGCTGAAGTCCTTCAAACCCAGCGACTTGCGATAGGCGTCGTAGTAGCGGCGCAGCAGCTGGTAGCGGCCGGCAGCGGTCGACTGGATCTTCAGCTTGGGCAGGTCCACCAGAACGCGAGGATGATCCGCGTAACCGCTGAACAGCTGTCCGCCCACCAGGACGTCATAGCCCCGGTCCTTGGTCGCCTGCGTGCTTTTGTCCGTACCCTCGGACCAGGCCAGCATGTCGAGGAAGGCCACGACGTTCACGCCGCCAGCCTGTTGTGCGGTGATCTGCGCCATGGCGACTTCTCCTGCATAGGTGCCCGCCCCGCAACCGGCTGGTGCTCGAGGATGTGGTTGGTCCGGGGGGCTGCGGGCGTAGAGGGCCGATCACCACCACTGCCTAGGCGTCTCCCTCCGCCGTGGCGCCAGGGATGCAAACCGCCCGGTTGCATAGACGCCAGTCCCAATCGCCTCACGGCGAGTGGAGGGAGTTTCGGCGCGATGGTTGATCGGTGTTCGGGTCCCGGAAACGCAGAAGCCCCAGCGCAGGGCCGGGGCTTCAGGGACAATTCTTGACAGTCGCAGAATTAGGGCATTTCCTGACGTCAGTGTCAATCACTTAGGAAGTGGATACCCGCGCTCAACGTGCAAGCCAGTAATGCTGGCAGGGTCGGGAGCAGGTTGGAGGCTTGTGATGCTGCCCAGCCCAAACTGCTGGCGCGCCGTCTCGGCCTTCAGATAGTCACCTATGGTCAGCATCCTTGTCACTCCATCGGCCTGGGAACCTTGCGTGGCAGCTTGCTTGAGGGAACTCATTTGCTTGGCAAGCGCAGCCTTGTCCCGCTCCAGATCACGAATGCGACTCTCTGCTTCATTGAGCGCCAATGTGTCAGTTTCTCCCTTGCTTTCGAGCCGCTCTTTGCTTTCCACGGCTTCGCGGAGCTGCTCGTCCTTCTGTGTGAGCTGCTCGCGGAGCTCGCCCACCGCCATGAAGATCTTAGAGACGTCAGCATCAGGCACCACGTCCACCCAATTTTCGATCGAGCCGACAACCTCCAATTGCAGCATCCGAATTGACTCAAGGACCTCATCGAGGTTGCGCATGGCCACTTCAGCCCGAGTCTCCGCAGGCTTTTGCTCCTGAGATTGAGCGACAAAGGTTGCGACCCTGCGCTCCAAGGCAAGTGTTTTAGTCAGAATCAGGCGCAATCCGCGCACGGCCATCCTGCCGCTTGCGTATAGCTTGCCGTCCTGGTTAATGGCAGCCATTGAGGTCGATATTCTCGCTCCGACCACGCCGGTCACAACCGCAATGACGATCTGCAGCACTGCGTTGTAGCCCTCCCCCACAGCTTTGGGTCCGAACCAGCCCAACACGAAGCCAACCACGACAAGCAAGAAGGTATAGGGGTCCAAAATAACCCTTAGGAAGACCCCCCAAGGACCGATCAATCCCACGAACCAGCGGCCTACATCACCGAGCGCTCGCGCAATGGTAGACGGGCTACCTTCCTTCGACTTTCCCGCTTCATCCGCCCCAGACTCGCCCACCATGATGTCCCCCTATTGCTCACGCCGCGACTCGGCCGCGGGTCCAGTCTAGAGCCTTGGCCAGCTCATATCGATACTGCCGAATCGTTAGCGTCCCCCCATACTTCTCTGCCACCATGCGGGCCTTCACCGCCTGACTGGCCGAAACGGTGAATTCGGTCCGCAAGATCAGCGCTCGCAGCGGGTACTGCCGCTCCATCGAGGCCAGCGCCCGGTCAATCCAGCGCAGTTCGTCGGGAATTCCAATATCAACCGCCACTTCGGGAAGGTCGTGCGGGTGGCTGGCGTCGTTGGACGCGCGAATCGGATCCGCTGCCCACATAGGCACCATGCGCAGGCCCTTCACTCCTGCAGCGGCGGCAAGAAGCCGACGCCGGTCGGCGCCGTCGCGCCCAACCAGATCTTGGACCGCCCGCTCCCGCGTCATCGGGGCATGGTCCCGCACCTTGTCCAGGACGTGCACGCTCCTGTCGGCACGGCTCAGCGCAAATCGATTCACCTGGGCGTGCCCCCAGCGGCGCAGATCTTCGGTCAGCGGATCATTGTTGCGCATCGCGCATGCCCTCCAGTACGGCGTCATCGAATCGGAACGTCGGCAGCTTGCCGTCGGTGTCACAGGTGCCTGTCCGGTCGGGCCAGCCCTTGCAGTGGAAGCCAGCGGGGCCGGCGGCGCGGAACTGGCAGACCGAGCAGCGGCCGTGCTTTTGCACGTAGGACCGGTAGCGCTTCTGCACGCGCAGCACGGCACCGTTCATGCGGCGAGACCATCCAGGAGTGAAGGCGCAGCAGCGAGATACTCAATGGCAACCTCCAGCCGCGCGCCCTTCTCGTCCGGCTCCATGCGTTCCAGCAGGGTCCGCCGGATCTGCTTGTCGTCCACCCAGGCGATGCCGTTCAGGGCGTCGGACAGCACCTTCTCGCAGTTCCCGAGGTCGATGCACTGCACGGTGTCATCCCAGGTGTAAGGATCCTTCCGTGCGCGCTTCGCCCAGTCCTGCGGCCGGTGGGGGAACAGCTTGATGTACAACCCCACGCGGCCGGTCGCCGGCACGCGGATGCCCGCCGCCTTCGCCAGTTGGCCGACCGCCGCTTTGTAGACCTTGGCTTCCTCAGTGACGTAGGTGATCGCCAGCGGCTTAGGCTTCTTCGGGATCACGCGTACAGCCCAGTAGCGGTTCGAGCTGATCGGATATGGGAGGGAGAGGTGGATCATCGTGCGGCCTCCTGCAGCTGCAGCCGGGAAAGGGTGACGTTGAGGGCGGCCAGGTCGCTGGGGCCGGGTCGATTACAGACGCTGCAGGGCAGCAGCTTTACTGCTTGCACGTGCCGCTCCTCTGCAGCGGTGAATACCTTCGAGTTCTTCGAGCGCATCAGCAGCCCTCCCCGATCGGCACGGGAGTGCGTATCCTCCCGTCATGGATAGGGGGAAGCTCGACATGGATCTGCGCAAGAGAATCAACTGGGTGACAGTGTTCGTTTACGTGGCGCTGATTGCCATTGGCTTCGCAGCGGCCCTCGGAATGCTTGGCCTGACCGGCCAAATAGTCTTCGGCAAGGACACGCCCGCTTGGGTCCAGGCGATCGGCAGCATTATCGCGATCCTGATCGCCGTGGCCGTGCCTGCTGCGCAGCACTTCCTTGCAGGGAAGAAGCAACAGCAAGAGACCTTGGATCGTGCGCGCAGCCTTGGACTGATGCTTCTTCCGCACATCCAGAAGTTTGCCGACAGCAATAGCGCCATATGGGTCAAGGAAATCCCAGAGAACGCCGATTACGAGCTTGGCAAGGATGGTTGTTTCGTCGGTCCACTTACTGAGCAAGCTCTTGAAATTCCACCCGTGATCACGTCGGTGATCTCGCGACTCCATGAACTCGGCCCCGCTGCGGAGGGGCTGCAGATTGCGGTCTACAACGTGATGCGAGCACGTGAACTCCTTTCGATTTACACCTTCACTGAGCGCAATGAACTCTTTGGCGAAACGGTGACGTCTCGCAGAGTCACGTATGAAAAGGGGAAGTTCTATCACCGCCTCGGCACCGCGCTGCACGGCCTGCATCGCTCGCAAGCGAACATTGAGGCCTTCTTCCCTCAGAGCCATCCGGGGCCCGGTAGCTGGGACTAAAGAGGTCACGCCACCCTCCTGTTCTGCCCAGCCATGTTCCAGAACTCGGCACGCACGTCGTCGAGCATCACGCGGGTGCGGCGGCAGGCGAAACGGCCAATGTCCTTGATGGCGTCGAGCCGGGTTTGTTGGGCCTTGGTCTTGTTGCCTGTTGAGCGGCCGCGCTTCATGCTTGCCCCCAACAAACAAGGGGATGGGCATGGATTGCGAATTTATTGGTTGGTGTGCTCTTTCGGCTAGCGAGCAGGCCGCATGGATTCAGGCCGTAGGCTCGATCCTGGCGATATCTGCTGCCGTGTGGGTACCGAGCAGAATCGCCTCCAAGGAGCACGATCGCTTGGAAAGCGTTCGTCGCTACAAGGCTCGCAGTTTGGCCTTCGTCCTGAAGCCGCTGGTTGCCGAGATGATTTCCGGGGCCGGCACAGCTGCGTATAGGTGGAACCGGGGATACACAGAATTCGACGACGACGCAATGACGGAGGGATTGGTCGTTCCAAAAGCGCTCAATGATCGCCTCTTGGATATGCACGTTCTCGGTGAAGCTGGAAAGTCCATCCAGGAGGCGATTGTTGCCATTCAGCAGCTGCGGATCGCCGTATTCTCCGACTACTCCTACTTGAGATACGGCGGGGTCTACCATGACCACGATACTGGCGAGCAGTTCGAAATGAACGAACCAGATGATGTGTCTAAAGTGATCAGCGAAACTCAGAAGACGCTGGGAATTGCCTTGGCAGAACTGAATTCGATACTCGGTCAGTAGTCCGCTCACGCCGCCCTCCCCTGCTGCCGGCCGTTGACCATCCGCCAGTAGTCCGCGCGCACGTCGTCCAGCATGACGTGCGCGTAGTGGGCACCGATCCAGGCGGTGATGCCCTTGAAGAAGGCGGCGAAGTCCTCCTCCTCCATCGAATCGAAGGCCAGCGACTGGGCCACCTTGACCGGGATGGTTCGGATCTCCGGCAGCACTGCCGACAGCACCTTTCGTGCGCCTGCGCCCAGCACCGTCTCTGCCGCATCCAGCAACGCCTTCACCACCGGGCTGGCATCCATCTCCACCATCTCGCAGCAGATGCCCGACTCCAGCTGCACCTGCTTCAGCGCGGCGTGGGCGTCCAGGTCACGGAACGCCTCGACGTTGTCGACCAGGAGGTGGCCGATGACGTGAGCCAGGCGGTGGAAGGCGGCATTGCGCGAGGCCTTGATCTCCAGCCGGTACTCATGGCCGACGCGGTAGCCGCGGTCCTTGGCCAGCCTGCGGTCGATGTCGTTGCTCGGGGCGAACGCGCCGATCTCCTCCCCCGTGGCTGGATCGACCAGGCGCAGGCAGAGGGCGTAGATGGGCCGGCTGGCCCGCTTCGCGCGGATCTTCCGCGCAGCTGCTGTAGTCGCGATCATAAGTCGTCTCCTGCGGCAAGGTCGCGGCGGCTGCGACGGCGGCGGCCGGAAGCCGGGACGTCGAAATCATCATCGACACCGCCGACGGTCGAGGTTCCCTTCAGGCTGTAGTTCGGCCGCGGGCCGCTGTAGTCATCGAAGGCGCTGCACTGCAGCCGGTGCTGCAGGTAGCAGGTGCCGGTTTCGCCCTGGCGGTTCTTGGCCACGATCAGTTCAGAGATCCCCGGGGCACCGCAGGCATCCTTGCTGTAGTAGTCGTCGCGGTACAGGAAGGCGATCACGTCGGCGTCCTGCTCGATGGCACCGGACTCGCGCAGGTCAGCCATGCCGGGGCGCTTGTCGAGGCTCTTCTCCACGCTGCGATTGAGCTGGGAGAGCGCCATTACCGGGCAGTGCAGCTCCTTGGCCAGGCCCTTCAGCCGCCGCGAGATGTATGAGACTTCGTCGTTCCGGTTCTCCGACTTTGCCTTGCCGGTCAACAGCTGCAGGTAGTCCACGACGATCAGGCCTAGGCCGCCCGGCACCTTGGCGTGCATGCGGGAGGCACGCGCTGCCAGGGCGTCGACCGATAGCGCGCCGCAGTCGTCGATCGCTAGCGGCAGCGACTGGATGTAGTTGCGGGCCTGCGAGAGTCGCGCCCATTCGTCGTTGGTCAGCACGCCCTTCTCGCGCATGCGGCTCAGGTCGACGCCGGCGTGCGCTGCCATCAGACGCATGCTCAGCTGGCTGGCGGACATCTCCAGACTGAAGACGGCCACGTTGCGACCGCCAGCGGCAGCATCCTCGGCCCAGTTCAGCGCGTGGGCGGTCTTACCCATCGACGGGCGCGCACCAAGCACGATCAGGTCGGTCGGCTCCAAGCCGGGGATCTTGCGCCGCACGCTGCTCCACTTCGGCGCGACGCCAAGCGTTCCCTCGCCGTGGAACCGGGCTTCCATTTCGTCCCACGCCTTCTGCACGCCGCTGCGCACCAGCACCAGGCCACCGTTGCCGCTGGACTTCACGGTAAGGCTGGCCAGCTTCGTCGCTGAGGCGGATACGACCTCCTCCGCCTCGTCGTCGCTGGCGCCGTAGGCGCTGTCTGCGATGTCGGTGGTGGTCTCGATCAGCTGCCGCAGCAGCGCCTTGTTGCGCACGATCTCGGCATAGGCGCGCACGTTGGCTGCCGAGGGCGTGCTGCCGGCCAGGTCGTAGACGGTGGACACCAGCTCCTGGGCACCGATCTCTACATTGGCCGTGATCCAGTCGCCCACGGTCACCACGTCGACCTCGCGCTTCAGGTCGGCCACGCCGCAGATGCCCTGGTAGATCAGCTGGTTCTCGCGGCGGTAGAAGTCCTCCGGCGCCAGCTGGTCGCGGACCTGAGCCAGCGATTCGCCCACCAGCAGCAGCGCGCCGAGGACCGACTGCTCGGCCGGTACGGAATGCGGCGGCACGCGCAGCTGGGCGACGTTGTCCAGGTAGTCGGGCACAGCGTTCACGCCGCCTGCTCCTGCTGGGCGAGCTGGTCCTGCCGCTCACGTTCCCGCTCAGCGTCGCGCTCGCGCTTGACCTGCACACCGCTGGTCGTCAGCTCGCAGCCGCCGGAAGGCGGGCACCACCAGAGCTTGAACCAGTTCCGGCGCACGGCATCGCGGAAGTGGGCACGCCAGTCCTTCTGCAGCTTGCCCGTGTCCCGGTGCTTGATGGCGAACTCGCGCCAGGCGAGCGCCACGAACTCGCGCGGGATCCCGGCGTCCTCGGCGAAGTCGAAGATCGGGTCATCGGTGCGGATCGGTCGCTCGCCGGCAGCCCGGCAGGTCTCGATGAAGGCGTTGAAGGTGACCTTCTCCCGCTTGGGCCGGCCAGCCTTGCCCTGGCCAGATTTGCCACCGTCTGCCCCACCGGCGGCGGCGGGGGGGGTATGGGGGGGCTTTTCTCCTTTTCCCTTCCCTTCCTCTCCACTCCCCTCCACTCCGGGGGGGGAGGACTCGTCGAGCCCTCGACGATCATCGTTCGAGAATGACGGGTGCTTGTAGGTAGGGCGGTCGATTTTCTGGTGCTTCTTCCACCCTGTGACGTGCAGATACTGCTTATCACCGTTGCTATAGAAGGCGATCAGAGAATTCGACGACAGCTCGTCGAGCATTCCCTGCACATCCGTCGAGGAAATATCGTCACCGGGGAAGATTTCGGCCTTCACCGTCTTCACGCTGGCCACGTGATTGCCGGCGTCGTCGCAGAAATTCCACAGGCCGATGAACAGCAATCGAGCCATCGGCGAGCATTCCATCACCTGCTCGCTGGACCAGAACTCAGGTTTGATAGAGCGGATGCGGGCCATTACAGCTTCCCCAGGAGATCATCAGGCGCACGGCCGCTTCGCCGCGCTTCAGCCCTTGCCTGTTCCTCGGCACACCGGCTACGGTGCTCCCCTCGCTCGGCCTCGGTCATGGGTTCGCTGCTGGCGATGACGTCCAGGCAGCGCTGCAGGTGCCTGAGAGTGTCCGGTCGTGCTTTCATGGGGTGTCCCCCTCGTTTGGCGGACACCCATGCTGTAGCACGGGCGCGCCGGTTGCGTGCCGTAACTGGCGCGAATACGTGGGCAGTTACGCTCATACCCCACCCCGCTCCGCCGCTGCCTCAGCGTGTTGGCTCACTTCCAGCAGCTTGACGATCACCTGCATGACGCCTCGCGTGATGCGGTCGGACTCGTTGCCGCTGATTCGGTCGTCCGCCATAGCGTCCGCAACCAGTTCGGCCAGGTCACCTTTGGCTGCCTGAGCGGCAAGCATGGCGGTGATGATCGTGCCGCCCTTCGGGGCGGTACTCGCCTGGAGCACGAACCCGTGCGTCGCGGCCAGCGCATGCAGGATCCGGTAATCACCGGTGCGCGCCATCAGCGCATCCGCCTCCTGCAGGCTCAGCAGGTTGCGGTCGGTGTTCGGGTTGACCTTGCCGCGCAGGGTCGCGGCCGACATGCCCATCCTGGGCGCCAGGGCCTCACTGCCGCCCGGGTATTGATGGACGGTGTCGTAGGCGGCATCAGTGACATTCATGGGCGGTTTTCTCGATTGGAGACGGGGCGGCGACGGCGGCGCACGATGGAGCCATGGACAACGTCACATCAGGGATGAAGGGAGTCGCCCTCCTTGCGGTAGGCTGCGGTCACCACACGCACAGCCCGCAAGGAGGGCGACATGACAGACGACTCGAAACTCGATCGGCACGACCAGGGACTGGCGCACGAGGTCGGCAACACGATGGCCATGGAAGTTGCCATCACTGCCTTGCTGCTCTCGCATCCCAACCGAGCGGCACTGGCTTCGGCTTGGAAGGTGGCGGAAGACCAGGGGTTCACGTGGACCTCGGATCCAGGCCCGGGTCTGGACGCTCAGCGGAGCCGTTGGGCGCAGGAGGGCTACTTGAATACCCTTTCTCGCTTGCGGAAGGCCGCGCTGCAGGACTGACTGATACACGTCCATCGCTGGTTCGGTGGAAGGCAGCCAGCGCAGCAGGATCACCTTGGGCCGAGAGGTTCATCACGCCGAAGGATGTGGCGTCGATGGTTTCGCGTCTGGGCAGTTGCTTGCCGCAACTGCTCTCCGCCCTACTCGGCTTGGCCAGCCAATCCCGGATCCACAGCCTGGGATTCCAGCGATCAGGCAGCATGGGGCGCCTCCTGCCGGTCGTCGTTGACGTGGCCGAGCGGTTGATAGACTGGGGTTTCCACGCCTCCAGCAATCAACCGCAACGGACCACAAGGAACGAGGACATGAAATTCACGCGCATCAATGACCGCCTGTACAAGGCCGTTGGCCAAGACAAGTCCATATTTCTGATCGTTGCGCCCATCAGCGGGGACGCACGCAAAGATCCGTTGGCTGAGGCCACACGCCTGGCGCAACTGCTTGACCTTCAGGTGAAGCTCCATGACGACTGGACTCTCAGCGTCGCAATGCCGAACTCCGGCCTGGCCCTCAAACGTGAGTTCCGGGACGCAATCGATGAGGCACAAGATGGAGCCATCGTGGTCATCCTTTGCAAGAACGCTGGCATCCACCGGGCAGCCATCCGGCGTGTAGAGGCAGGTCATGCGACCAAGTGAAGCTGTCGCCTTTACGAGTTCGCGCCAGTCATTAGGCAGCATCTGCCACCCCCTGCTCGTCGTTGGCGGCCGGGGGGCCGAAGACGTCCGGCCGCAGCAGATGGCGGGATACCCCCGTCGCCGCCTCGATGGCGAGGACATGCTCAGCGGGGACCTTGCCGCGCTTGCGCCAGTTGCTGACGACGTTCTGGGCAACGCCAATGGCGGCAGCGAGCTTTCCGACGCCGCCAGCTACTTCGACTGCTTGGGTTAGAGTGCTCATGTCGCACACAATCACATATCGTGATCTTTCGGTCAACACATATCGTGTTAGACGGCCATCACGCTCCGTGAAGAATGGCCCCATGGCCTTCTCCGACAACCTCAAACGACTGCGTCTGGCGCGCGGCATGACACAAGAGCAGCTAGCGCTCGCCTGCGGCTGGTCAGGCCAAAGCCGTATCGCCAACTACGAGTCGTCAGCTGCCAGCGGAAGGGAACCGAAGGTATCCGAGGTCCCGCTTATTGCCTCAGCTTTGGGCGTTGCGGTCGCGGAGCTGTTCGGCGAACTGCCGGTGCCGTCTCAGGTTCAGCGACTGGACTTTGCGAGGATTTCTGCCGCGGTCACCGTGCTTCGGACCTATCTGGAATTGATGGGCAAGCCAATCCAGATGGTCGAGGATCCGGTGCTATTGGAGATCGCGTACGAGGTGGTTCAGGAGTTCGGCGGGGAGGCCCCAGCTGACAACGTCCTGGACCTGACCAAGGTGCTGGCCGACAGGATGAGAGGGCGAAACATTGAACGATCGATTCGGGGAACTGGCAAAGCGGCTGGCGGCTCGCACAGCTGAGCTTGAATCGAAGGCATCCATGAGGCCAGCACTGCAGCTTGTGCATTGTGTGCCCCGTTCTGGAATGGACGACCTGACGCGCGAATCGCACTGCAAGTTGATTCGACACCTAAGGCGCCGATGGGGATTCCCCATGCAGATCATCATTGACCAGACCACCTTCGGCTTGGCGGGGATCGAGCAGTTGAGCGATGAAGCACTAGTGCAGCTGCATAGCGATCTTGAACGTGCCCAGGATTGCATGCGCGAAGGGATCAGTTTCGAAGACGCTGGGCTGCTCCACTCGCGGTTTGGATGAGCAGCGCATGCAGGGCTTCCGAAATGCGACCAATTTGTATGGAGACGTTATGAACAGATGGATACTTCTCGCGGCAATCGTTTCGGCCCCGGCTGCAGCACAGAGCCCTAGCAACTTGCCTTCGCTTTTGTCTGTGGTTAACGACGCAAGAGGCGCCTGCAGCACCATTGCTGCAAACCACCAAAGCAGTGAGCGACTGGACGCGCTAAAACGTCGTTTGGAAGCTCAGGAGGCTATGCAGCGACTGCGCAATGACGTCGAGCTGTACGGTATTGGCCACGGTCGTGAGAACACCCGCCGATACATGCTGGATTCGATGGAACGCCAGGCCAAGCTGGACAGCGAAGCTGTCGATCGCGGCATTCTCGCTAGCAAGGAGCGAGATGCTGAAGTCGCGGGTTGTGTGGCAGACGTAGTGCCGAAAGGGAAAGCGGCATATTTGACGTTCAAGAAGGGGAAACGCGCACCTGCAGATCTCAATCTTGCCAATGACCTGATGACCTCTTGGCTGGTCAACGTTGAGACCATCTCGGTCAACCAGCCCGAGGGAACGGACGAATCGAAGGAAGCCTGGAAGCGTGCCAAGGCGGCAGTCGAGCTCAGCTCCCCGTAGCGCGTCTTCCCTCTCCGCAAATTCCGCCCAAGCCCCGCAAGCCGGGGCTTTTTATCGTGCCGAGCAAAATAATCACGAATCGTGTTGACACGGAACATCACGATGTGTGATTCTCCGCTTCGTCGACCAGCACCGTGCTGGACCGCCGGAGCCCGAGATGGACCACACCGCCCTCAATTCAGCTTCCCACCGTGCCCAGGCAACCTGGGAGAACCGCGAAGACCCGCGAATCGCCGCTGAGGCCGCCGTCGACAGCACGGCGCTGGAGGCCCTGCGGGCCGCTCCGAACATGCTGGAGCAGACCTTCGGCTACCAGTCGCCAGCCTTTTGGGCCAAGGCCGCCCGTCTGCTGGAGGCCCAGCAGGACGCCGCCTTCGCAACCCTGATCCGCGATGCCCGCGACGCCTACGTCAACCAGGAAGTCGAGGACAGGGCCGACGACAAGGGCCTTTCCGCCAACGGTGCAATCGACCATCTGCTGGCGCAGGTGGCGGCATGAGCGCCACCACCGCGAGCTTCGCCGTTATCGAAGTACCAGGCTGCGGCATGCGCCTACGCGTCATGAAGGATCCAGCTGGTTGGAGCGTATCCGGCTGGCGCCGCACGAAAGGCGCGATGGCTATGGTCGTGTTCGCATCCACCGAATCCGCGCCGACCTTCAGCGACACCGCCGGCCAGCACCACGTCATCGCCGGCCGGGCCTACATCGCACTGCCACCCGAGAGCCGAACGAAGCTGCAAGCCTTCGTCACAGCGACGGAGGGTGCATCCGCCCAGGGCGGTGTCGCATGAGCGCCAGCTTCGATCCCTTCGCCTATCTGTTCGGCTCCCTGCTCTCCGGGCGTCCCGAACCGACCACCAACGCGGGCCGCTACCTACAGCAGCTCGACACCGGCGACGCCCGTTTCTCCCGCCACGGCGAAGAGGTCAGCGACGAATTGCTGGCCGGCCTTCGCCGCATCCAGATCACGACCGCAAAGGAGTCGCCATGAACACCAACGTTCGCCAGATCCGCGAGTTCCAGGCCGTGCGCGATGCGATCGCTTGCACCGGCCTCAGCCCGGCGCCGCTGTTCCAGCGCCTCAATGCCGAGCAGCGCCGGGGCTATCGCGGCCTGTCCGTGGTCGACAACGCGCTGCGCTTGCGCCGTCAGTTCCGCGACGAGTTCAGCAACCAGCCCGACCCGGAGGCTGCATGAGCTTCGAAAAGGCCATCCGAAAGGAGACGGTGCGCATGTCGCTGGAGTTCATCGCCTACGGCGCACTGATCGGCTTCATCGTCGGTGCGGCCACCGTGCTGATCTTCCGGGACATGTTGCAGGCGGTGATGTCGTGAGCCGGCGACTGACCTACATCCTCGCGCCGCTGGCGATGTGGGCGCTGATCTGTGGCTTTGCAGCGGCCGGCGTCCTGCTCGCTGTTGTGCACGGCAACTACCTGTCGCTGCTGATGGCGCGCGCCGTGTTGGCCGGTGCCGCCTACCAGACCGCCCTTGAGTGGTTCCGTGCCGAGAAAGCGCTTGCCGAACGCCGCAGCAGCATCCAGTCCCTGACCTCCGCCATGCCGGTACCGGCGGACGACCTGCAGTAGCCCACTGCCGGCCCGGCCGGCTCAACCGACGAGGTCCACATGTTCCACCTGAAGAACAACCCGGCGGCCGTATGCAACGTGAACCTGCGCATCGAGAAGCATGGCGATGAGCGGCATCTCGCGGTCGACCTTTCCATTACCACCAGCACCAGCAACCTGGTGCTGGACCACTTCGACAAAGAACTGCGCAAGGCCCTGTTCCGCAAGCCGGGCAAGGGCGAGCAGCAGTCGCTACCGACCATCGGCGACCACCTGACCGAGATCAAGATTCCCAGCCTGGAGCCCATCAAGGTGGGTCACGAATTCAAGGGTTTCGAGCTGCAGATCGACGGGGAACTCGACAACACGCAGCCGATCTTCCTGGTGGACGTGAAGCTCAAGAAGTTCGTCATCGCTCCAAAGGAAGGCGGCAGCGTCGAGCTGACCTTCAAGGCCTCGGCCAGCGTCACCCCCGACGAAGTCGCCGAGCTGACCGAAGCGCTGATCCGCGAAAACGTGGTGCTGACCCTCCAGCAGGGCCAGGCCAACGAAGCCACACAGCAGGAAGACCTCGCTGCCTGATCCCCCTGCCCTGCGCTCCCCCCCCTGTGGCGCATGGCTGACAGCCCGGAACAGACGGGCACCTCTCTAACCGCCCTGGAGCACAACATGACCAGCACCACCCCGGCCACCGGCCGAATCCAGCTGTTCGACGTCGACAGCTCGCAGATCCACAGCATCGGCCACGACGCCGCCACCAACACCCTCGCTATCCGCTTCACCAAGCGCTATGGCGACAAGCGCGGCCCCGGCTCGCTGTACCACTACGCCAACTTCAGCGCCGAGGAGTTCCAGGTGTTCAAGGACGCCGAATCCATCGGCAAGCACTTCGGCGCGTACATCAAGCCGTTCCCGGAGAAGTACCCGTATCACAAGGTCGCCGAGCAGCAGCTGGCCGCCTGATCGAACCCAGACGGCGGAGCTGCTGCAGCAGTGGGCCGCGCCGGAGACGTAACCGGCTCCCCTTATTCCCGTATCGCCGGCGCCGCCGGCTGGAGATTCAACGCGATGAATGCCCAAGTTCAGCAGGACGGCGCCCTCGTTGTGCAGCCGCGCCAGCAATTCGACCTCAGCCCGCAGACTTTCGAGCAGGCCCTGACCTTCGCCGACATCCTCGCCGACAGCGACCTGGTCCCGAAGGACTTCAAGGGCAAGCCCGGCAACTGCCTCATCGCAATGCAGTGGGGGGCCGAGCTTGGCCTGAAGCCACTCCAGGCGCTGCAGAACATCGCCATCATCAACGGTCGCCCCGCGCTCTGGGGTGATGCGGTCATCGCCCTGGTGCGCAGCTCCCCGCTGTGCGAGTACATCACCGAGGCCGACGACGGCGGTACCGCCGTGTGCCGTGTGAAGCGCCGCGGCGAGTCCGAAGAGGTCCGCACCTTCAGCATGGACGATGCCAAGGTGGCCGGCTTGCTGGGCAAGAGCGGCCCCTGGACGCAGTACCCGAAGCGCATGCGCCAGATGCGCGCCCGCGCCTTTGCCCTGCGCGACGTGTTCCCCGACGTCCTGCGCGGCATGCCCATCGCCGAGGAAGTCATGGACATCCCCCAGGCAGGTGCGACCAGCAACGAGCAGCCGCGCGCCGCCATCGAGGGCCAGGCCGACAAGCAGCTGCCGCTCTACTCCGAAGCTGACTTCGCGGCCAACCTGCCGAAATGGTGGGACATCATCGCCAGCGGCAAGAAGTCCCCCGAGGATCTGATCGCCACCCTGCAGACGAAAGTTCGCTTCACCGCTGACCAGCTGAAGGAGATCCGCAATCCTCCCAAGGATGAGGCGGATGCCAACCAAGCACCGACCGACGCTGCCTCCGCCGCCGACGGCGCGACCCAGACAGCGGTGGAGGACTGAGCATGCGCACCGTGAACCTGATCCAGGGCACCCCGGAATGGCATGCCCACCGCGCCAGCCACTTCAATGCCAGCGACGCGCCGGCGATGATGGGATGCAGCCCGTACAAGACCCGCAGCCAGCTGCTGCGGGAGTTCGCCACCGGGGCCACCATCGAGCATGACGCGGCCACCCTGCAGCGCTTCGCCGACGGTCACCGCTTCGAGGACCTGGCCCGGCCGCTGGCCGAGCGCATCATCGGCGAGGAGCTGTACCCCTGCGTGGGCGTGAATGGCAAGTTCTCGGCCAGCTTCGACGGCCTGACCCTGCTGGAGGACAAGGCCTTCGAGCACAAGTCGCTCAACGACGACCTGCGTCTGGCCATGCCGGTGGACGGTGGCGACGCCTGCCTGCCGCTGCACTACCAGGTGCAGATGGAACACCAGGCCATGGTCAGCGGCGCCGAGCGCGTGCTGTTCATGGCATCGAAGTGGAACGGCGACGAGCTCGTCGAGGAGCGCCACTGCTGGTATACCCCGAACCCGGAGCTGCGCGCCAAGATCGTGGCCGGCTGGGCCCAGTTCGATGCTGACGTGATGGCCTATGACCCGACGCCGGCGGCTGAGCCATTGGCCGCTGGCCGCGCGCCGGACCAGATGCCGGCCCTGCGCATCGAAGTGACCGGCATGGTCACCGCGTCGAATCTGGCCGAGTGGAAGGAACAGGCCATCGCCGTGTTCCAGGGCATCAGCACCGAGCTGGTCAGCGACCAGGACTTTGCCGATGCCGAGAAGACCGTGAAGTGGTGCGGCGACATCGAGGACCAGCTGAAGGCGGCCAAGCAGCACGCCCTCAGCCAGACCCAGAGCATCGACCTGCTGTTCAAGACCATCGACGCCATTGCCGAGGAAGCCCGCTCCAAGCGCCTGGCACTGGAGAAGCGCGTCAAGACCCGCAAGGACGAGCGTCGCACCGAGATCGGCAACGCGGCACGCCGCGCGGTGCAGCAGCACGTGCTGGCCATCAACGAGACGCTGGGCGAACACGCCATCCCGATGCCGGCCACGCTGATCGCCGACATCAGCGACGCCATGAAGGGCAAGCGCGCTTTCGCCAGCATGCAGGAAGCGGTGGACACGGTGGCTGCCAACGCCAAGGTCGACGCCAGCCAATCGGCCGAGCGGATCCGCGCCAACATCCGTGTCATGGAGATGGAGGTGGGCACGCACGCCGCACTGTTCCCGGACCGTGTGCAGCTGTGCTCCACGAAGTCGGCGGAAGATCTGCGCAACCTGATGGCGGCACGCATCAGCCAGCACCAGCGGGCCGAGCAGGAGCGCCTGGACGCCGAGCGCGAGCGGATCCGCAAGGAGGAGGAGGCCCGCGCCCAGAAGAAGGCAGCCGACGACGCGGCAGCCGCTGCAGCTGAGCAGGCCGCGCAGGCGGCTCAGCTGGTAGCGGCCGAGCGGCAGCCCAGGCCAGTGGCATCCGCGGCGGCAGCGGCACCGGTGCGCACCGCGCCGACGGCAGTGGCCAGCGCACCGGCACCGGCCGCCGCGCCGCGTGAGGTCGTCAAGATCAAGCTGGGCGACATCAACGCGCGCATCGCCCCGCTGTCGATCAGCGCCGACGGGCTGGCCATGCTGGGGTTCAAGCCGATCAACGCCACCGGCACAGCCAAGCTCTACGACCAGGCGCAGTTCCCGGCCATGTGCCGGGCCATGATCGACGGTCTGCAGGACGCGGCCAACAGCTACCCGCTGGCCGCCTGATGGAACTCTGGCGCACCAGCGAACTGCGGGTTCTGCGCCAGATGGAGGGCCGCGACGCGATGACCGTCGCGGCTGCCCTCGGGCGCTCGCCCCGCGCGGTCCAGGACATGGCCCGCTGCCAAGGGATGCCGGTACCGCGTCAGCCTCACGCCCGGTATTGGCCGGTCACCACCAAACGCCGCGCCCAGCAGCTCCGGGCCAGCGGCAACACCGTCAACCAGATCAGCGCCGCGCTGGGTGTCCCGTTCGGGACCGTGCGCCGCTGGGTCTACGAAGGAGCAGCAGCATGACCAGCATCCACGTGAAGCCCGCCTTCAGCGGCGCGACCGATCGCGAAAAGGACCAGGCCCGGCAGAAGCTGGCCAGCGACATGGCCCGCTTCGCTGCCGCAGGCGGCAAGGTCCAGGTCCTGGGCACCACCGGCATCGACAAGAGCACGATCAGCCGCCGACAGGTGGTCGAGGGTGGCCATGGCCGCCGCGCTGGGAAGAAGGCGGGATGACCATGCGCATTCAACCCATCACCGCCACGATCTACCTGGCACCCACCAAGGGCCGCCGCTACCTGTCGAAGCGCTCGGCAGTGCGGGCCGAAGCGCATGCACTGTTGGACCGCAAATACGCCGCTGAAACGGGTGACGAGTCGGATGGCTTCCACAGCTGGCATTGGTCCAGCGATGAGCACCTGCAGCGGGTCTATGAGCGGCTGGCGCGGTTCATCGGTGCCGCCGGTCGACGAGAGGTGGAGTCGTGAGCCGCCATATCGCCCGCCGCACGCCCAAGGAGACCTTGGGCTTCGCCTGGGGCCGGTTCCCGACCACGGACGGCAGCGCCATCACCTGGCGCCTCTACCGTCGCGACCACCGCCGTGCGCTGCACATGCACGTAGAGACCTTCTTCGCCCATGAGGACCGCGCTGTGATCGCTGGCCACCTGCGCCGTGCACGCCGCCACCTGCGCGAGAAGGTGGACGACATCGACCTGGTGGCGATGGGGGTGGCCGCGTAATGAATCTAGCGCTCAGCGTCAGCCCACATATCCACCATCTGCTGGGCTTTCGTTTCGAAAGCCTCGTAATTTCCAGGAGGAACGCCGACGAAGACGCGGAATTCGGCTGCGAACATAGCCGCCATGATCACGCTCTGAGCAGTGTGCTGAGCAAGCAAGGCAAGGTCATGCAGCCGCCCGTTGTAATGGAACTTCGCACCGCCAGCCGCGGGGCTAGCGAAGCTTGCGCCGACATTCTGCTGCACACGACCTGCGATCGTGTTGAGGGCCTGGCAATTACCAATGAGCGTGGCAAGATCCGCGCCAAGTGCATCGGGAAGGTTGTGAATCCTATCCAAGACCGAAATCGAGGTCGGAGTCAGGTCTGCCAGCGCTTCCGCCAATGCAGCCTTGAATGCAGGAAGATCAATCACGGTGGGTCCGCTTTGGAGCCTCATGGATTGATCCAGCAAGCGCCGAATCATGTCGAGGCGCGCGGGAAGCGAACCGATTTCGGTCATAAGCAGACGACCAAGCACCCGCGCATTTCCTTCCCGAAGCGCAACCATTTCATTGTGCTGTTGCTGGGCAATCCCTTTCGATTGCTCAGCAATCTCTGCTGCTTTTTTCGAAGTTCTATTCGCAGCGACCGCGACATACACAGTCGCAGCGGCGGCTCCAAGGCCCACAGCAACAGCCGCCCAGTCGGCCACGTTCCCCCAATCAACTGCGAGCGGGCATATCGCCATCGCACTCCCCCCCTGTCCATGTTGGAGCCGATTCTGCCATGACCTACATCCATCCGAACGACCGGGTCTGCGCGCTGAAGCGCGCCCTGGCCGCTGCGGTCGCCCAGGGCGAGGTCCGCAAGGTGCAGGACGACCTACGCGGGATCCTGGCCGAAGCCCGCCGCGAGGCCAAGAGGTGAGCGGCCTGGAGCCGTCGATGATCGAGCGCATGCGTGACCTGACCAGGAGCCAAGCGGTGGGCAATGGTGCTAGTAAGGCTACGGCTCAGACATTAGGAACAGAGACTGCCCCTAAGTTCCTGAAGCCGTTTCGCGGTCCGTTCCGGAAGCGCCTCAGATGCCACACCGGTGATGGACTGATGGCCCTCGTAGTAGCGCGCCAACTTATTGATGGTGCCATTGATTACGTCCAACAGCTCCAATCCGAACTTCACACGCATGGTGACCGCCCTGCTGCAATCAGCGGCGGGCATGCCTTTTATGTCGTCAATCGACAGTCCGGGACTTTGATTGAAGAACTGCCAAGCAGTCAGAACCGACAGCAGTGCGAAAACATCTTCGTCCTCAAACCCCTGCAGTTGATCCGCGCAACTCCTCAGAAAGACCAAGTCCGGAAATGGCTGAGTGGCGACAAACGATTCGAGAATAACGGCGGACGTACCGGGATAAAAAGTTGCCGGATCCCAGTCGATCAGACTTGGCACGAGCTTTCTGCGTGCGAAGACCAGTTCCTTTGCAAACGCATGCGCCAAAAGCACAGCCCTGCGTTTGTTCTCATCATCGATTCGCTTCCATTCCCGCTTCTGCAGTTCTTCAGACTTCTCGCGCTCTGCCCGTACAGCCCGCTCGGCAGCCGCCTTCTGGTCGTTTGCACTACGCAACGCAACCAGCACAGCGATCAGCGTAACGATTGCCGCAGCCCAACCGCCCAATGCGGAGAGAGCGGTCCAGTCGAGATTGCAGGTCGCGCTTTGCTCAATGCACGGAGTCAGGTACTGGAATTCGCTCAA